AAAAGATCAAAGGACTACAAACTAAAACGCAATACGCAAATTTCCGTCTTGCGCTTTGGTCTAACGATGAAACTGACGATATCCCCGTATATGAATTTTACCATAAAAAGTCCGAGGCCCTTCCTGACGGTCGGTATATGCTGTTCTTGGCTGACGATATTATCCTATTAGACACGAAGCTCCCATACCGCACGGTTCCCGTTTTTCGTATTGCGGCTGCCGAGATTATTGGAACTCCTTATGCTTATACCTCAATGTTTGACGTGTTCCCAATTCAAGAAGGTATTAACTCATTGTTTAGTACCATCATGACAAACCAAAACACGTTTGGCGTACAGAACATCTGGATGCCTCACGGTTCCGATGTCATTACTGGTCAGCTTGAAGGTGGTATGAACATTATCCAATCAAGTATTAAACCTGAGGCCCTGAATCTCACAGAGACTCCTGCCGAAATTTTTAAGTTTGTTGACATGTTAGTTCAGTCAGCCGAAACCATTTCGGGAGTTAACTCTGTGTCCCGTGGGAATCCTCAAGCCAGTCTAGAGTCTGGTGCGGCTCTAGCGCTTGTTCAGAGCATGTCTTTACAATTCATGTCAGGCCTTCAACAAAGCTATGTAAAGCTGATTGAAGATGTTGGTACTGGTCTTATTAATATTCTTAAAGACTACGCGAAATCCCCTAAAATTGTAGCGCTTGTTGGTAAAAATAATCGTCCTCTTCTAAAAGAATTTACGGGCGATGATATTACCGACGTAAACCGCGTTATTGTTGACGTTGGAAATCCTTTATCGCGCACCGTAGCTGGTCGCGTACAGATGGCGGAGCAACTTGCTCAGATGAGCCTAATTAAAAATCCTCAGCAATATTTTAACGTAATCAATACTGGCCGTCTTGATATGACGTTTGAAGGAGAAGTGAATGAACTTCTTCTTATTAAGTCTGAAAATGAAAGGCTCATGAATGGTGACGTTGTTCTTGTTGCTCCAACAGACGACCACCGTCTACATATTTCAGAACATCGTGCTGTATTAGCCGACCCGGACCTTCGTAAGAACGTCGATCTTGTTAAGACTGTAATGGATCACCTAGAAGCCCACCTTGATGCTCTGCGTGTTGTTGATCCTGACTTGCTTATCCTATTAGGCCAACAGCCTCTACCCCCTGCCGGGGCTATGGGTCCTCCGGGATCAATGCCTCCTGGCGGTGCTCCCCAACCAAACCAACCCGCAACATCCGTTGATGAGCTATTAGTTCCGGCTGGTGGGCCTCAGGTTGCTGGTCAGAATGTTAGTGGTCCAGGTGGATCTGAAAACATGCCTAATATTCCCAAAGTAGACCCATCACTATTACCAAATCCCGCGCTTCAAGAAGCCGGTCTAAACAACTTAAAATAATAAAGGATTCATATGACTTACGCAGCCGATATTTTTGTAAATGGTAAAAGTCTTTTCACAAATTATAGCATGGCAACTGCTGGCGACCTGTCTTCGGAAGTTATTGATATCAGAAATGCTATTGGTTATTCGGTGCAGACTCGCTGGTCTGGGGCCGGTGCGACTGATGCATTAGTTCTTATCCAAGGATCTAATGATGGAACCAATTTCGTTAGCGTCTCATCTGTTTTGGTTGGAGCGGCTTCTGGTGCAAATTTACTGAACGTTGAGAGGGCTATGTATAAATTTATGCGAGTGGTTTTTGATAAAAACTCCGAGACAACTGGAACTCTTAATGTTGATCTTTGTGTAAAGGCACTTTAATATGAGCTTTACTAATATACGGGCAGATGTCCCTGTCTATGATTCTGCCGCCAATCTCCCAACTTTTCCAGAACCCGGCAATGCGGCGTCAACTAGAGACGGAAAGTTCTATGTTGCCGATGATTCTGGCTGGAATGAAATTGGTGGTGGAGGGGGCTCTGGTGACGTTACTGGCCCATCTAGCTCAACAACAAACTCCCTGTCCTTTTGGACTGACACCACTGGAAATTCAATCGGAAGTTCAAGTGGTATAATTGCGTATTCTAATAATCAATTAGGAATTGGCAACTCTAGCCCGGTCGATAACTCATTGTCTGCATATAAAGCCGTAGATGGTGATGATACCTGGAGAAACGTAGAGTCTACTGTGGTTGTTCAGACATCGGGAACTGGAGCTTATCAAGAAGCTCTATATGCCTCTGCTCGCGGAGCACATAATACCGGAACTGTGGATTTATTGCGCAACTATCTAACAAGCGAAATGCACGGAGATGGCACTGTCACCGAGGCCTATGGTGCCAGAGCTATAACTAGGCTATACGACCAAAATGCTCCAGGCGATACCAGTAGCGGTTTAATTCAGAGCGGTTATGGATTAGAAGCTTATGTTGGGAACGTATCGACTTCTGGTAAAATCAGAACTGCTATCGGTGTGTATATTTCCCGTGCCCACGCAACCGGGTCTGATGGCGGCGGCGGTCTGCACCGCGCCGTGGGGCTTAAAATTGATAACGTCGTAGCATCGGGCGGGGACTCTAATGAGGCCTATACGATTGACACCTCCGACTCGTCCGCTCCCATACTTTTCGGCCAGGACATCACGTTCGACACTGGATTCAGTTATTTTATCGGTAACTATAGCCAGCCAGTTGGAACTATCTGGACCGGGGGGTTAAAATTCAGAGGAAACGGATACGCCATCTTGTTTGAGACTAACAATCTAGCACAAGATTACACGCTCCGCTGGCCGGACACGTTAGGTTCTTCTGGACAAACCATGGTCATTGATTCGGGATCAAACCTAAAATTCGGTTCGGTTGCCGATGTTGCAATTCAAACTACGGGAACTAGACCAACAGCTTCCAGCGACTTACGTGGAAAAATTTGGTTAGAGCAGGGTGGAGCTGGCGTTGCTGATGTTTTAAGTATCTGCGTAAAAGATGCGTCAGATAACTACGTATGGAAAACTATTTCAATAACTTAATTTCAAAGGAATTTATTTATGAGTGATGTTTGGGATGATGAGTCTAAAAAATATGTAAGCGAAGAAGAGCTAGAAAAACGTAAAGCTCGTCGAAAAGCTTTAGAAGGTATGGGCCTTCGTTCTGATAAGGCAGAAAAAACACAGGACGGTGCTCGTAAACAGACGCGTTCTTGGTCAATTTTTGATAAGGTTAAAGGTAATGGGTAATAAACTAAAGAAAAATCCAGAGGACGTTGGACCGAAGCGTCGAGAATATTATGACGCTTCGCCCGAAGAACAAGCACTTTTAGATAAAATCGCAATGCTCGAATCTAGTGGAGGGAAGGATATGGCTCATGACGAGATTCAATCCCCAAATAGTATCCATTCCGGAGACTCGGCATATGGAACTTTTGGTTTAATGCCCAATACTATTGAGCAGATTACCAAAGTTTCACCACGTATGGGCATTGCTTCACCCGAACTTCGCAGTATTAAAGGTCTACCTGCAGATCAACAACTAGAAGAAGTAAAGAAAAATCCAGATTTAGAGCAAGAATCGGCTTTAAACCTACTTCGGATGATTAAAAGACAAAAGCCAACAGAAGAGCAGGCAGCTTATATGTGGCAATATGGACATAATAAGGTTCCGCCTAAGGAAAAAGTAGAAAAAAGCGACCGTGGTCGTAAATTTAAAGCCCTTAAAAAATAATATTATATAAGCGATACGCAATTACGCATTCGCTAACCGTAGCTATCCCAAATGGGACGCAACAAGGAGAATATATGTCAGACGAAATGTCCACACAATCCGCCCCGGCACCACAAAATAGCCAAGAACCATCGGAAACTGAAGTTCCTGAGCTTTCAAATGAAGGTCTAGAGAACGAACCTGGTGGTGAAGAGCAACAAGCGCTTTCATCTAGCGAAGAAAAAGATCTTAAAAAGCTAGAAAGTAAAGAAAAGCTCACTAAAAGCGAAGCCAAACGCTTAAAAACCCTTAAAATTAAGGTAGATGGTGTTGAATATGACGAAGAATTGCCATTTGAAATCCCTGATGACGCTAAATCTGTGGATTATATGCGTAAACAGCTCCAAATGTCAAAGTCTTCGCATAAAAGATATCAAGAACACGCAAAACTTGAGCGCGATGTCAATGAATTCCTAGAAGTTCTTCGTAATAATCCGGAGCAGGTACTAAGCGACCCCTCTCTCGGTATTGATATTAAGAAACTTGCACAACAAGTCATTGAACGTGAAATTGAAAATGCCAAAAAGTCACCTGAACAGCTAGAACGTGAAAAACTTGAACAAGAACTTAAAGCTCTTCGTGATGAACGTGAAAAAGAAAAGAAAGATGGTGAGGCTAAGCGTCGTGAAATGCTAGAAGAACAGGCTTTCCAACGTTACGACTCACAACTTGACGCGGCCCTAGCCAAATCAGACATTCCTAAGTCTCCGTATACTATTAAACGTATTGCTGACTGGATGATGCTTGCTATTGAGAACGATATCGACGTAAGTCCTGAGGAAGTAATTCCTTTGGTACGGGATGAGTTTATTAACGATACCCGTGCTATGTTTGGATCTATGCCTTTAGAAGTTATTGAGGGCATTGTCGGAAAAGATACACTTAATAAGATCCGTAAACAGACTGTAGCGGCTAAAAAGGCCCAAATGCCCCCCACGCCGTTTAAAAGTGCCGTAAAGGAGACGGCTAAAACGGGTCAAAAGGAAAATCAAGAAGACAAGAAGGTTTCTTATAAAGATTTCTTCAAAATTTAACAACTAACTATTGATAGGCTTATAATAAGCGGCTTCTTTCTACCCTTAGGCGAAAGAATACCAAATATCTAGAGGCATGTCAAGAAAAAAGCAACAACACAACATTATTATATAAAAGGAAAAACAAATGGCATACGAATCAAAAGATTCACAAGTTCGCAGCCGCCAACTAAAGGTCCAGAAGGTATCCATCCCTTTCCAGATCGTTGGTAGTGCTACCCCCGCCGCTAAAGTTCTTACTAGCGACGAGCCCTCGCTCCTGTTCTTGGCTGTAGAAGGTATCGACAATATTACGGTCGCCTCAGGTGCCCTAAATTCTGACGACACCGTTCCTACGCTAGCAAGTGCTGCCGACGCAACTGGGATTTTCTCAGTTCTCGTCCGCATCCAAGAACAAGTCGAAAAGGTTGTCTCTGCTAAGGTATCGTGCCTTAGCTCTGCCGACCTAGTTACATGCACTCTTCCCTCAGCTCCAGCAAGCGGCATTGTCGCTGGCGGTGCTTTGGATAAGATTGTACTAAACGTCGATTCTGGCCTAGCTCTAACCTCTGGAACCCGTCAACTCTGCCTAGAGCTAGAGTACGTTGTTGCAGAAGACGCTTAATAAACTTAATAAATAGGAGAAAATAACAAATGTCTACTTCAGTTAATACTTTTGGTACGCCAAACAATACGGTTGGCAACCTTAACGGCCTCTTTAGTTAATTTGAAGAGGTCGGGTAAACCCCCGACAAGCGAAAGCTTGTAAAACTGCGTGAATTGCTGGAAATCCTACGGGACAATCAGCAGCCAAGGCTCTCTAGAAGAGCAAGGTCCAGAGACTAAAAATTTAGAATAATCCTGATCGCATAGCGAGTTGGAGAATAAAATGCTTAATAAAGATAAAAGAAGTCTTATCCTATCCATGGTTTTGGGAGACGGATGTCTGCACTATATAAAAAATGCGGGATCAGTCTATGGCGGTCTTTCGATTGACCACGGAACTTCCCAAGCCGATTATGTTGCCTGGAAAGCTCAAATCGTTTCATCCATAACTGGTAGAAACGTTAAAGTTAGACAAGGACATAAAGGGAAATCTGTACAATTCCAAGTTTGTTGGAAGCGTCTCAGAGCATGGAGAAAGTTTACATATCCCAATGGAAAAAAGGAGATTATAAAAATCCTTCCTTTTTTAAAGCATCCGGAGTTTGCCGCAGCAGTGTGGCTTATGGATGACGGATATGTTGAGACTAGTGGATTCCAAATGATCCATGGAGTAAAGACCACGAAGAGTGCAAGGTTTAGAATCTTTACATATAGCGAATCTATTTCAGATTATGATGTATTAATCAAATGGTTTGAAACACAGCTTGGAGTAAAGCCCAAAGTTAGGTTTATGAATGATAAAAGGACATCTAAAACCTATCCATTCCTAGCCTTTACGGAAAAAGACTCCTTAAAGATATGGCATACAATCCGAGACACGGTTCTTGGACTTAAAAGTATGCAACATAAATTTAGATATATTGAGCAAGTTTATCAATTCAGAATTTTACAGCGCGCGGCTGGCAATAAGCCAGATGATATAGTCCGACACTCCAAGTAATTGGAGCAAACAGTTCGAAAGAAACTTATGCGAATAAGCTTAAAGAACTTATTCCGGATGGCGTAAAGCTAGTAAATCGCGTGGCATTCATGGAGAAATCCAAGATGCCTGGCAATTTGTACCATCAGCCAGTTATTTTGGGGATGGAGCACGGTAAAGTTTAATGCCGTGCTAATAAATTGGTGAAAAAACTTGGAAAGCTAAGTTAGATGTGATAGGATAGATATATGAGATACGGAATAATCTACAAAATTAAGAATAATGTGAACGGAAAAGAGTATGTTGGTCAAACAACTGGCTCAGTTTCTCGTCGCTTTAATTCTCATTGTGTAGAAAAACGTAATCGTCATATTTCTAATGCTATCCGAAGCTATGGAAAAGAAAACTTTACTGTTGAGGAAATCTGTAAAAATACAGGCAGGAGAAAAAGTAGCTTAGGGTGGAAGTTTTTCTATCTATCTGAATATGCCAATCAGAGCGGAAGTGTTGGACTTAAAAGTTCTTCACACGCGCAACGACTAGGAATTGAACCCGCGAAAGCGGAATAGAATATTCCCACGAGTCACCGACAGAAGCTCATGGCTTCTGAAAAGATAGTCTGAACTTATAGGAAACTATAAGAAGTAGGGGATAAAGAGCCCTTACGATAACAAAATGGTTACTTTCGCCGCTTCTGACGAAGATGCGTTCAACCTTAACCCCGCCGTCGCTGGCGTAATCAAGGACGCTCAGATCCGTGGGAACCCTATCCTCATGCGTTCTGTCCTTGGTTATTCTGCCGCTTCGCGTGCTTCACAAGGTACGGCTCAAGCCTTCATGGACGCCACCAAGTATCTTGTAGCGAACATGCTCCGTTCACTAGCCAAAAAGCTAGAGATCGAAATGTTCTACGGTCAAGTTGGTTACGCCACCGTTGCTAGCGTCTCTGCTGCTGATATCACGATCACCACTGCCGAGTGGGCTCCTGGTATCTGGGCCGGTGCTGAGAACATGCCTATCGAAATTCGTGATGCCTCTGGTGCCGTTTCTCGCGGAGAATTCTCTGTTAAGAACGTCAACATGGACACTCGCGTAGTTACCCTTAAGACCTCTGCTGGTGCCGCTGGCGTAGTTGCCACCGACGTAATCTGGCACAAAGGCGCTTACGGTAACGAATTCCCTGGCGTACATAAGATCCTAACCTCAACTGGTACGTTGTTCAACATCGACACCGCTACCTACAACCTCTTCAAGGGTAACGAATACTCTGCTAGCTCTGGCGCTCTTAGCTTCCCCAAGCTTAACAACGCCGTTGCTCGTGCAGTAGAAAAGGGCCTTGACAGCAAAGTAATTTGCTACGTCAACCCCCGTACCTGGAGTTCACTCCTTTCCGACCAAGCGGCTCTCCGTAAGTATGATTCGTCATACAGCGCTGCTAAAGTTGAGAACGGTAGCAAGAGCATCCTCTTCCATTCACAGAATGGTGACATTGAAATCGAACCCTCGATCTATGTCAAAGAAGGCTACTCTTACCTCCTAAGCCTCGATGACTGGAGCCGTGTCGGTAGTTCTGACATGACCTTCACTCTTCCCGGCCAAAAAGACGAGTTCTTCCGCCATCTCTCTGAGAGCGCCGGATTTGAGCTTCGCCTTTGGAGCGATCAGGCCCTCTTCTGCTCCGCTCCTGGTAAGAGCACGCTCATCTACGCAATTGTTAACCCCGTATAAGCAGCCGTAGCTGTTTAGATTTGGAGGCCTGGGTAGAAATACTCGGGCCTTCTTTTTGTCTTTAAATGGAGCTTGACAGAATAGTGTGTTCTGTGTTATAATTTCATTATGAAAAATAAAATTGATAAATCAAAGCCTAGGGATTGGCTTCCCGAGAATGTCATTGTCCATTCTTCTACAGATCTTTCAGCCCCAAAAACTAAGAAACAAAAATTCATTGACATTTTGTACGGTGAGTTTGAAACTTCCCTTAAATATCTTCAAATTGCGGCGCAAAGCACGCATCCCGATAGGAAAAACGAAAACCGCACCAAAACGATGCTTTCTAAATACGGAGTAGTTAATAATTCCCAACTTCCGGAATACAAAGAGAAGTTTCGTTCCACTATGCTGTCGCGTTATGGTGTTGAGAACGCTTTAAAGAGTCCTGAGCTTCGTGATAAAGTGAAGAAGACAAATGTGTCCCGTTATGGGGCTGATTGGAAGCATGTTCAGACTGAAAAGGCACGCGCCGGGCTTCTTAAGAAATACGGAGTTAATAATCCGGGCAAAATTAATGCAAGGCCGGTGTTTTCGGGCAAAAATGCGCACGAAATTTCGAAAGAAAAGGATGTCCCAGTTTGTCTTATTTATCGTTATTTAAAAGAGCATGGAATTGAAGCCACAGAAGATTGGATTGAGAATCATAAATCGTACAAATCAATCCTAGAAACGCAATTCCAAAAGACCATAGAAAATCTTCCATCTTTTAATAAAAAGATTTGCGATGATCTGAAATACAAGCCGGACTTTAAACTATCAGAGGATACATATATTGACGTTGATGGATTAATTTACCATTCAGATTTATACAAGAAAGATAATAAATATCACATTAATAAACGAATTGATTATGAAAATGTTGGATTGCGGCTTCTACAATTTCGACAAGACGAGATTAAAGAACGCCCCCTTATTATTCAAAGCATGATTGGTAATATCAAGAAATCGAATACAAGAATCTTTGCTCGAAAATGCTCTCTTCAAGAAATCGAGTTTAAAGAAGCCTCAGAATTCCTAGAAAGGACTCACTTGATGGGGAAAGGTCCAGCTTCCAGAGCCCTCGGTCTTTTCTATGATAATAAACTCGTTTCTGTCATGACTTTTAAAGAAACAAAAACGGGCTCTGAGATTGTTCGTTATTCAAATGAACTTAATACGTCCATTATTGGTGGCTTTTCTAAGCTCTGCAAGTTTTTAGAGGCTTTTGGTGGAGAAATCGTCTCATTTGTTGACCTTCGCTACGCCACCGGAGAGTCTTTAGAAAAGAACGCATTTAAACGCTCTGGGACCACTCTTGGGTGGAAATGGACAGATGGGGTAAAGACCTTTAATAGACTGTATTGTAAGGCTAATATGGACGCCAGGGGGCTTTCCGAGAAAGAATACGCTAAAGAGTTAGGACTTTATAAGATATACGATGCCGGTCAGGCTAAATATGTAAAAACGTTATAGGCCCTATACTTTTATAGTTGGCGGTTAACAACTAATGTTATGCCAATTATTACTATTTCAGGTACACCTATCGCATTCCCGGATTCTGGGGAAAGTCCAAATTGGTCTGAGGCTATTATTGCTTTCGCCGAAGCAGTCGAACAGGCCCTTTCTGGTATTGTTGGTCCCTATGACGTTCCTCCTCAGGTACTTAATATTGACGCTTATAACGTTGTAACTGACCAGCCTATTACGGCTCTACAATTCCCGGTACTATTAGTTCGGGCCTTCACTGTTACTTATGCTGTTTATCGTGAAGGGGACTCACCAACTACCCACCTATCTGAGGCCGGTGAGTTTACTGCCGTTTACGACCCAGACAATTCATCAGGCTCTAAATGGTCGGTTACACGCATGGCCACGGCCCCTGGAGCCAATATTGAATTTTCAGTTTCCGATGCTGGAGCCGTTTCTTTCACTACAACTGCCGTTGGTACTATCAACCATACAGGCACTATTTCTTTTAGCGCAAAAGCTATCCTTCAACAAGATTAAAGGGGTATAAATGTCTGCCAATGTTTTCACTAAAATTTGGAAGGGTTTAAACCTTCGTCCAGAATCCGCCTCCACAGCCGACGACCAGGGTGATTTGGATGTCACTAGCGGAGATGGAAAGCTTAATTATCATAATGGAACATCTTCTAGTCCGGTTGTAACGGAAGCCCACGCAGCCACGCTTACAAATAAAACGATTGACGGAGACAGCAACACCGTACAAGATCTTGCACTATCTTCACTTAAAACTGAAGTTGGTGACGCTAATAAAATCCTTGCTCGTAATGGTTCTGGAACGGTAATCTCGTCCGGTCTTCTATTAGACGGTAATGGTATTGTAGTCACTGACCAAAACGACGCCTCTACTGGCAACGTTGACGCTCTTGTAAACGCTACTTATGGTTCGATTCGCCTTACCGGCGCTGTCACGTCGTTGCGCGGTATTGTTGCAGCTTCCGGAGATAAAGTTCTTTATGTCATCAATGCTAGCGGCAGTGATATTAGTATTCCAAACGAAGATTCAAATCCTTCTGCCGCCAACCGTATTATTACTGGAAACGGTTCGACTATTTCCCTTAAAAACGGCGGTGTTGTCATTCTTAAATATGACGATTCAACCGCACGATGGCGCGTAGTCGGTGGTTCTGGGGGCATTGCGGCTTCTGGTGTTGTTGTTGATGACCGCGTTGCTCGTTGGGATGGAACGACTGGTAACTTTATTCAAAGTAGTACCGTTGCTCTTAATGATGCCGGAGCCATGTCAGGAATTACGCAGCTAGATGTCGATAACATTCGCGTTGATGGTAATGAAATTTCTAGCACGGATACTAATGGGAATATTAGCATTAACGCTAACGGAACGGGTCTTATTAGTTTAGAAGACGCCGCTCGTATGGTAGAACTTTCAACTCCTACCACTGGTCCTACTGTTGCTTCTGGTTATGGAAGCTTCTATCCCGGATCTGATGGACACCCTTATTTTAAGAACGACGCTTCTAGTGCTGCTCCTTATCGTTTAGATAAGACGCAAGTAGTTAATTATGTTCTAGAAGGCGATGCTGAGTCTGGCCTTACTACCGGCTGGACCACATATACTAACGCTCCAGGAACAGCTCCCGTTGATGGGACTGGAGGCATTGCTACCGTAACATGGGACGTTTCGAGCACAACGCCTCTTCGCGGAGCTTATGATTTTAATTTTGTAAAGGATGCCGCGAACCGTCAAGGACAAGGCGTCTCTTATGACTTCACAATCGCCTCCATTGACAAAGCACAAGTACAAAGCATTTCGTTTGATTACGAAGTTGTCTCCGGAACCTTTGCTACAAGCGACATGACTGTTTGGATTTATGATATTACAAATGCAACACTCATTCAGCCAGCACCAAGTTCTATTGAAAATTTCATTGGTGGCAGTAAATGGCGTGGAACCTTCCAAACTGCCTCAAACAGCACCAGCTATCGCTTAATTCTTCATGTTAGCAGCGTGTCCACTAGTGCATACACACTAGCATTTGATGATGTTGTTGTCGGGCCTCAAATTATTACGCAGGGAACGCCTGTTACGGATTGGCAGAGCTACACTCCTACATTTGTCGGCCTAGGAACTGTTTCTGCATCTATCGCCAAGTATCGGCGCGTAGGTGATTCTCTTGAAGTCATGTTTACAGTTACTTCTGGAACAAATTCTGGATCACCAGTTTCTATTTCGCTGCCAAGCGGCCTTTCTATGGACATAACTAGAGCCGTAAACAACTCTGTTGTGGGGGCGCTTACCGCATCTAAAACCCCATGGTCAGGCAATATTCTCGTAGCCACAGGTTCTCCAACAACGGTCGCAATCATTAGCCAACAGGCAGATAATTATTTCAATGGCACGTTAGGGACGGCTTGGGCCAACAACACGGTTTTTGGCGGATCTTTCCTCGTCCCCATCACCGGATGGTCGTCTCAAGTGCAGATGTCGTCTGAGACGGACACTCGCGTCGTAGCGATGACTACAGGCCGCGCAGCCACTCAGTCGATTCCAGACAGTACCGGAACACTGGTAGCTTTCGACGCCGCAATCAGCGACACGCACGGGGCTTGGAATACCGGTACAAGTCTCTATACGATTCCAGTCCCTGGCTGGTATAGGATTACGACTCAAGTAGCTTTTGCCGCAAGCTCGACCAACGGTCGTGAGGTTCGTCTGCGTGTAAACGGAAGCAATATCCGGACACTGGCATACATATTCGGCCCTACGGCTTCTGCAGGTACGTTTTTGAATGGTGCAACAGAATATTTGTTTAACGCAGGGGACACGGTAGGGATTCAAGTCTTCCAAAACTCAGGTGGAGCATTAAACGTCGGAGGAGGTGTTGCTGACAACTACTTCTCCATCTCCCGAATCTCCGGCCCATCGCAGATCGCGGCCAGTGAGACAGTCGCGATGGATGCAACACTTGGAGGGGCTAACCAAACAGGAGTAGCAACGAACAATAGTTTCGTTAAGGTGGCCTTCTCTTCCGCAGTCTTCGATACAACTGGATCGTTTAGCTCCGGCAATAGTCGGTTCACGGCCCCGGTGTCAGGTAAGTATCGCGTAAGTGCTGCAGTCCTACTTGCCTCCGCGAACGTGCTCGCATCCGATTACGGGCTTTACCTATATAAAAACGGAGCGTCCGCTCGTCTGTTTGGGTACAGAACATCTGCCGCAACGACAATCAACGCGTTCAATGGAAGCACGACGCTTCAGTTGAATGCTGGGGATTACGTTGAAATCTTCCTATACGGCCTTGGAAACAACTCGGCAAGCACACTCACAATTTCGGGAGTTATTGCAAATACTTATTTCAACGTCGAGAGGGTCGGAAACTAATGGACCACCTCTCCGCCTTCGTCGAGCGCTACATTGCTCCCGATGGCGGGGGTTTGTTTGAAGATGAGCCGGGCAACCTAGCTCCCCCGTTGAGTCCGAAATATCCTGTGCGCTCAACCAACGAGAACGCGAGCTACGCGCTGGCGCAGGGGCTCCTTGAGCTTGACCCGGAGGCGAGATCAGTGGAAGGGTTCCTGGCTTTTAAGCGCCACATGGAGCTGACTGAGATTGAGCCGGGGCTCCACGGGCGGTGGCCTGGGCACGAGCTCAGATTTGAGAATGCAGAAGGCGACCTCGTGCCGCTTGACATCGGGCAGTCGCACGACAACGTGGTGTCGCTTGCAATCCTCTCGCACCACTACAATTCAGGGCATGCCTGGGCGATTCTCGAGTATGGGCGCAAGCACTGGTTTCAGTACAACCCCCGCGATCCCGGACGTTGGTCGTGGACTGAGATGCTTCAGCCTGGTGACTGGGCAATCCTTGAGCTGGCAGCAGGTGAGGAGCCCGATCCGATCTCGCTTCTCTGGCTGGGGCTAGGGCTGCGGCTCTCAAAAAACTGGGGGCTGGCTGATCTCCGCATCAAATTCCTACGGAAAGTGAAGCTCCCCTGGTGGGGGAAAGCGTGGATTGATGGCTGCATAAAAGTGCATGAAACAAACCGCGGGCCACGAGAAAACTGGGTCAAAGGCTACTACCGCGATCCGAAAAATCCGTTTAGAATGGCTGTCTGCGGGGGATAGCTCATGGCCGAATGGCACAACAAGATCGCAGGGGTTTCGGGGCAACTGCTCCGAGGCCTGGTTTGGTTTCTAAGCGCCGTCGTGATCCCGTGTACGATTTGGTTTACGATGCTTAGAGCCGACATCAACACGCTGAAGTACGCCCAGGCCGAGGCGCAGGCCGCAAGTGTCACTCGATTTGGCGTGATCGAAACCCGGCTAGATGATAAAGAGGAACGGTTGCAGGCAACCCTCCAAGACATGAATCGTAAGCTGGGCGAGATCAGCGGAGAGCTGAAGCGGATACGCTAATGGATCTGCACCTAGCAACCGTGAACATGGCTAGAATCTATCTCGGCGTCCACGAGTCAGGCGCCAATGCCGGCGACATCATTGAAGGCTTCCAGAAGACGGTAGACGGCGTGGCGCAGGGCGAGCCTTGGTGTGCAGCGTTTGTGTGCACTGTCCTGCAGAAAGTAGCCGAGCAGTCGGGCCTGGATCACATCCAATTTTCAGAGCACTGCCTCACCCTCTGGAATCGCAACAAGCTTTACCAGCGAAAAGAGGCCAGCCCCGGGCGCATCATCATTTGGAAGCGAACGGATGACTCAGGGCGCGGGCATGCCGGCATCGTTGAGACCTCGCCCGATCGCAAGGGTAATTTTTTGACGGTCGAGGGAAATGTAAACCCTTCCGGCCTTGATTCGGACGGCGATGGGGTCTATCGTGTCAAGCGTAACTTAAAAGGGTTTCCAAGGTTCTCCATTGTGGGGTTCCTGGATCCTTGGGTAGCTAGGAAAACCTAGCGTTTCGGGGGAACAAAATGGAAAATTCGACGATCGCTCTCATTCTCGGTGCGCTTCTCGCGGTGTCTGAAGCTCTTGCTTTGATCCCGGCCTTCAAGTCAAACAGCATTGTTCAGCTTGTCATCAACGGCCTGAAGAAATTCCTCGGCAAAGCCTAAGCTGCCATGGACATTGTTGTACCCCTGCCAGCAACGGATTCGCTCATCCCGGGCATGACGGCACTCAACACGGCGCTCTCGATCATCGAGATTTTTGCCGAGAAGGGGCTGGTCAAGCTCAAGCGTGAGCCGATCGAGCGCTGGCGTAAAGTGCAGATGGACATTTTGGCGGAAGAAAAGAAACAAGATAAGCAGGACATGGCTCTGATCGCTGAGCTCTACGATCTACTGAAGGTCGAAGAGGCAGCGCTCAACAAGTACCTCTCGGCTGGGCTTGAGCTCACGAAATGAAATACCTGCTGGCCCTTTTCTTTACCGCATGTGCAACCGAGAGATCCATCACGCAGTTCCCGGATCTCGTGCGGCAAATCTTTATTGCATCCGAGAGCGAGAAGGGCCTTGTCACAACCCGGTGCTCGGAAGTCAAAGGCACCGACTGCCTAAAGCTTGAGTACCGGAAGCTTGATCTAGAGGACGCGTTCCTGCGTAGCACGCTTCGCAGTGCTGATTTCGTCTGCAAGTTTGCGGATAAGCGCTACCTGTTTTGTGCGGACGCTCCCTGCATTTTCCACCACACGTACAAGTGCATGCGCACTTTCCTAGGTGCCTGTATCAAGCGGGTCGAAGTCGAGGAGCGCATCGGAGTTGACGACATCTGGAAAATGAGCGGAATCAAGTGCTTCTCAAAAGACTACTACGATTACCGCAGGCTTTAAGAGAAAGTCTCTCCCGCCATTTGCACAAGCCGCTCGCGAATCGCAGGCCAGGAAGCCGGGGTCACACGGTGCTCAGCAATGGGCGCCCCCGCAAACCGAATCTTTGAGGCCACATATTCCTGCAGCCTCTCTCTCGATGAGTCCTTGGCAGCGCCGGCTTTCTTGAACTCAAGCGACACAAACCACCCGGACACACAGCAAATGAGATCCGGGATCCCACGTACCGAGCCGGTGAAGGGCTTAAAGCACCACGTACGGGGCATCGCCTCGATTTCTTTTCTGACCCTCGCTGCAAACGCCTTCTCTGACTCAGGCCGTCTCATCCCCAGGGAGCCCCTTCTCTTTGTCGGGTGCCCCCCAGGATTTCCAGGAGTGGTCACACGACGTGGTAAGTTTCATCCCGTTGAAGGGACGATAGATCCCCTCCATGATACGACGGATTTCTGGAACTAGCTCGAGATCGCGAGGGTTAAATTGGAAGACCACCTCATCATGGACCTGCAGCCGCATGCTCGACCGCCCGCCGGTTTTCTCCTGCAAGAGCGCGTGGATCTGCACCATGGCGAACTTGATGACATCCGCGCCTCCTCCCTGGATCAGGTGATTGGGGAGAATGTAGGCGTAGTCGGGTGAATCGATGTGGCAACGCCTACCCGCCCAATTAACCACGTAACCGCGGGCTCGACCACGATCGATGACTTGCGTGATAAAGCGCTGCACTCGAGGAAGCCTTCCGAAGTAAAGCGCGCGGAGATCCCGTGCCTCGAACTCAGGTATCGAAAGCATTCGAGCCATCTTTGCCGGTCCTGCTCCGTAGAGAAGCGCAAAGTTAACTGTCTTCGCATATTGTCGCGAGATGCCCAACATATCTGCAGTGGCTTGGTGAACGTCTGCCCCCTGGTTGATGGCATCGATGAGCTTGGTTTCTCCGGCGTAGTCGAGCATGAGTCGAAACTCCTGCTGTGAGTAATCCACCATAACAAACACGTCACCAGGATCAGGCACGAAACTACAGCGTACGATAGAAGGGGTGGTAGCATGTGTGGTGTTCTCCTCTTTCGGCACGTTCTGTAGGTTCGGATCAGCGTAGCTGAAGCGTCCCGTCTCAGTGCCCGATTGCTTCATGTCTGGGTGGATTCGGTCCTCTCCGTCGGCGTAGTGCAAAAAAGAGGAGTAATAAGTTCCGACTCGCTTGGCATGAAAGCGAATATCTCGCACGCTCTGAGCAAGGTCTCCTCCGAGATCGTCGAGGTTGTCGTCGGTGAAGCTTGGGTTTCCTTTGTCGGTTGTGGGCAAGTCGGTGTAGCCGGCTTGCTTGAAGACACCGGCCAGAAAACTCGACGAGTCCCGGAACGTCTCACCCGATAACTCACGGAAACGTTCGGTGAAGCGGGAAATTTGCTCTTCTTCATAGGCCTGTGCCTTCCTTACGTAATCACGATCAATGCGGATGCCTGCCCACTCCATGTCAAAGCAGACCTTTGTTAGCTGCGCCTCGTTCTCAGCCAGCCGTTGAATATTTCCCGGAGATCCGGGAGCGTTCAGCGACTTAATCCCCGCTGCAATATGCGATCCGACCTTCAAGTGAAGCTCAGCATCCTTCTCCCCGTAGGGAATCATGATGCTCGCGGGGACTTCCCAAAAGCGCATCCGCTTAAATTCTTTTTTCTTCCCTGGAATATTCTCAACCGAGTAGAGCTTGTGCTCAACCACGTAGTCCATGACGGCATCGTCCTTGGCGTCGCCAAGCCGCTGAGCCCAGGATTCTAGCGAGTAGGCCTTCGGCCCGAAGTAATTGTTCTTAAGCACCCGGCCCAGTGCGTTTGTGCAGAAAACGTGGGACTCTACCTCAAGCCCTTCGTGCCGCAGCATTCGGAGATCAAACTTCGCATTCGAAATGTAAAAAATCGATTGCCCGAGGAAGACGGGCTGCATTGCCCGGATACGTGAGCGCGGAAGTACCGGCGTCCCGTCCCCGTAGTCGTGGAAATTGAAATAATAGGACTGTTCACGACTCGCAATGATGATCGAAAACAAGCGAGCCTTGAAATCAAGCCCCGTGGTTTCGCAGTCCAGGCCGTACTCCCCGCTGCGGGAGAGCAGGCCTACGACCTCTTCAAAATTGGAGTCGGTGACAATCACGCGTGCAGTGCCTTCGCGCGGCCGACGCTCCGCTGGTAGGACTTTAAGATGCGCGAGACCGTCACGGCCACGCACTCGCCCTTGGCATGTGCTGAGCGGGTCACAAAGTCGTGTAGCGTGCGATCGATACGGACCGTTAGCGGTTTGCGGCGGGGAGTATTCCCCTTGCGGGCAGGTTGTTGTTTCAGATTTTTCGTATGCATCAGGCCTCCAAAGTTTCACGCTTGAACGGCAGCGTGCGAGCCTTCTCTTCCTCAAACTTGGATAGCTTCACTCGCTTAACCCAAGTCTTCATGAACGTAACCGTATCTCCGCGGCACTGCTGCCAGCCGTAGCCGTCTGCCTTTGCCGCTTCTTTGAGCTCCTGGCCTCCAGGGCCAAACGCATTGAACACCGCCTTCATGTACACCCAGGGCTCCTGCTTATATTCCAGGATTTTTTCCAGGGTGTATCCACCTCGGCTGAGTAGCTGGCCCATCAGTCTCACATCTCCCAGGGCTCCATGCAGTGCCTCGGGATCGACCTTGATCCCATGGTCAAGCGCCAGATGCGAGAGCTGCCGGCAGCGGTAATAGTCAGGGTACGGGACATCAGAGTAGGCGCACAGCCAGGGGGTGGTAGGGAAGGGCACCTTCTGCCGGATGCATTCCTGCTCCCACACCGTCCGGTCGTACTCGGCGTTATAAGCCATCAGGTAATCTGCCTGCCCTGCCAGGGAGTGCAGATTCGCAAGAACTTCTTTGGTGCTGGGAGAGCCGACAAAGTTCTTACGCTCACTCGGCAGCTTGCAGACACGTTGGATCTCGGGCGACAACTCAGGGTAATCAGCTGCCCACATGCGCCCAGTATATTGCCCCTCCTGTGCAAATGCCCACGAATTGTTAGTAGCCACGCACGCGGCAAACTCCCACGGGCGGGCTTGTAGCGGGTCCTTGTGTGTCGTCTCAAAGTCAATGCAAAGCACTCGCATACATGCCCTCTTTAGTAAAAACGGGCCCCTGTTCCCTTACCCCCAGGGGCCCCAACGTTACTTAGAATTGTCCGGTAGTGCCCGAGTCTTCGACCGGAGTCTCGACCTCTGCCACATCCGAATCATCGACCTTAACAGCCGCATCCGTCTGGATAATCTTGAACCACTTAAGAGCAGAAGCGCGCTCCTCACTGGTGGCAGCGCGAACAGGCTCGACATCCATCACCGCAAACGTGCCCTTGCCATTGGTCTGGCGGGAGACAGAAAGCCGCATCACCCTGCCCGGAGGGGGAAGCCCGGCTGCCCGGTTCGTCACATACATTTGTGTTGCCAGTTTCTTTCCGGCCTTGATTGAAGTGATACGAAAGGCGATCACCTTAGGGATCCCGGATCCCAACTCTTCCGGGCGCAGCACGTAGAACTGCATCGTGCGCACGCGCTTTAAGTTGGGCTCATCGAGGGGCAGCGTGTCGTTCTGCGGAGAGAGCGGCACCGTGCGGAGGTACTTCAAGTCCTCTTTGCCGGTCTTAGGGTCCACGTTCTTCTCGTGCTCAACCCACACCGTTTGCAGGTGGAAGGGGATGATCTCGATCGATTTCTTATCAGACCCGTAGACCTCGTTTGTGACCGAATCGCGGAGCTCACCGAAGGCTGCCTCGTCTGCCAGCACTTTCTTTGACATCGGCTGCATGAGCAGAATCTTCGGGATGATCGTGTCACGGCTCGACAGGAAGGGACTCGCGCCCCAGGCTGCCTGCTCCTCTGCCGATACGAGCGCCCCGTTCACTTCAACGACTGCCGGGGCTTGGCTCACAGGGGTATCTGATTTCGGGGACTTCTTGGTTGCCATTTCTTCCTCACTTCTTTTTTGCCCGGAACGAAAGAGACTCACGGTGAGTCGGTGCATCGAGTCCGGGAATTTGTACTTCAGGTTTGCGGTCAAGCTCTGCGTTCACAAAGCTATTGAGCGTCTGGGAATTGATCGTGAGTAAGCCATATAGCCCCTCTTCCCCGTGCTCCTTGTTGATGTAGGCAAAGAGCCGTTTCTTTTCCTCAATCCCCTTGGGCGTTGTAATCATGTATTTGTTGGTGATCGACACGGTGCCAAGTCCATCAACGATGTAGCTCTTTTTTCCAGCGGCTTTCAGCATCGCGAGCACGCGTGCCTCGACCTCATCGTAGGCCGCGCGAGCCTCACTTGCCAGCTTCTTTACCTTCTCTGACTCGTCCCAGAGGGTGTCCATTCGCTGCACGAGAGCATCTAGCTCTTGCGTTGAGACCTCAATCACGGGAGTCGCTTCGTCCCAGGAATCCAATTCACTTGCCATGTCCGCTCCTTATATTTTCCAATCGAGAATGGTATCTGCGATTTTCTGCTTACCTGCTAACGCGTCGGCGATTAACTCGTCAATACTATTTCGCGCAACAATATCATAGCGAGTCACACTTGTATGCATCTCAGATCCACCGCGATAGTTGCGTGCCTCGGCCTGAGTATCTTGCTCAAGCGAAAAGTTCCGGGAGAAAAACACAGAATACGGGGCTTCAACCAAATTCACGCCAATGCCTGCAGCCCCCTGGTTTGCAATCATCACCTTGATCGATTCGTCTTTGCGGAACTCTTCCATGGCTATCTGCTTATCAGCGTTCCTAATCTCACCATGGATCATCCGGTAAGGGAGCTTCAGCTTGTCACACACGCGTGCAATCTGTTGGTAGTTCTGCTTAAAGCATGCCCACACAATTACTTTGCCGTTCGGAGCCAAGTCTTCAAGCAATTCCTCTAGCGCCTCGAGCCTGGGATTCCCCCCTGCAATCTCATACTCAACTCCGTCTTCCGCCTTGCAGAAGCCGGTTACGATCTGCTGCAAGCGGAGCGCCTTCGTGATTGCAAGCTGTGCCACCACTGCTAGTGGTGTGCCCGTTTGTTTCTCGCGCTCAACAAATGTCAGGAACTCGTCTGACATTTCCTTGTACATCTTCCGTTGATCCGGCGAGAGCTCTACTTCGATCTTGGTCTTCACCAGTGGGGGTAGGTCAAGGCAGTCTTTCTTCATCACTCGGTGGGCGCGGGCAAGCCCTCTGCCGTCTTTGTACATGCGCGCGTGGAGATCGGCAAAAGCCTCAGGACGAGCTTCAAAGTCGGGGAAGTAACCAGGCTTACTAGCCCAGCCAGAGTTTCGGTCTTCAAAGTATCGGTTTCGGAAGGCGTAAAAGTTCTGCCCAAACGTGTCTCCAAGGTCGAGACAGCGGTACTGGAAGAACACGTCCATTGCTGAATTAAGGATCGGCGATCCCGTAAGCAGATATCGGTGCTTTGCGATGTCAGCCAGATTCGCGCAAGCTCGCGCGCGTTTTGACTGGTGATTTCTGAGTCGATGAGCTTCATCAAAAACAATGATCTCAGGATTCCAGGCTTTGATTGCGTCATACAGTTCCTTCATTTGAACCGACTCGTAGTTCATGATGACCACGCGGTTGAAAACAAGTCGTTCGGTCACGGGGTCCGAAACAAACTTCATGAAATCCTTTGCACGCTTACGGCCCGCGCCTTTCAAGATAAGAATGTGCCGGGGATCCACCTTCGAGAATTGCCCGAATTCTTTCTTCCAGTTATCAAGCGTGATGAGCGGCGAGACGATCAGCGTGCGGCGCAGGCGCCCGGCCTCGCCATAGCGGCGGCGCAGGATATTGATCATCGTGCCCGTCTTGCCCGCGCCCATGTCGTGGAACAGCGCGAAGTCTCGCTGCTGCATGGCGAGCGCGACGGCTCGCTTTTGGTGGTCCCATAATTTATCGAATTCGATCATTGCCGCTCCACCCACTAACCTAGAAGTTTTCCATACGCCTTGTCAATAACGAAATGCCTATGAGCCAACGCACGCCATTTGATCGCACGCGCCTAGCTTCAATATCTTTCACAAATGTGCGCACACGCTTTTGGAATTGCTGAGCAGACAAAGGCTTCTCCTCCGACTGGCGCATGTGCATTGCGTACTCCTGGAATAACTTACTTGAGTCAACCCGGGGGGCCGTCTCCGACATGGGTACAACTTCGACATTATCCTGCCACCAGTTGTACACCGAGTCCTGTTCAAGCCGGTACATGTCGGCCTGCTCCTGCACCAATTGCGAATCCAGGAGTCCTCCGTTTGCGCGCATCCGCCCGTAGGCTGCCATCGCAAGATTGAAGATTCCGGGGAGCTCTTCGCTGAGCTTTGCTCCGATGTTCTTATCGACGTTTGCTCCCTCAAACTTCGCCTGGAAAGGCACGATCACAAGCCGGCGGAACATCCCCACCGTGAAGTCGTTGAAGCGAGGCATGTCGTTACACGCAAGCCAGAGCTTCGCACGATTTTGAATTGAGTACGGCTGCGAGTAAAGCTTCTTTACCTGGAAGCTCCCGCCGCCAATGAGCGTCTTGAAGATTCCGCTCTCGAGCATCCCACGCGTGGGAGCTTCTTCGGCCATATTAAAGAACGCACCGTCAAGCGAGAAACGGTTCGTGTCTTTTTCAAGCTCAGTGAGAGTCAGCGACGCAGAGTTACCCTCACCTGCAAGCTCGCGCACTACCTGCATTAGAGTGGATTTTCCGTTGCGTCCCTCCCCCTGCAGGATGAGGCATTTCTGTTCCCATATCGCATCGTTTGAGAGCGAGTATCCGATATATTGCAGGAGGATTTCGCGAAGCTCCCGGTGCCCGCATGTCACATCATCAAGGAACTTTTCAAACCGAGGAGCCGCAGCCTTCGGATCATACGCGTAGGGAATCACGTTCATGAATCCGTCGTCTCGGTTGTGCGGACCAAACGACATCGTACGGGGCTCCAGGGTTCCATTAAGAAAGTTCAATTTCCCCTTCGTCCCATGTTGCGTCCAACCCCGGGGGCGCACCTCATTGCGTAGCAAAATTCCCAGGAACTCATTCGCTTTATTCGTATCCGCTACCGGCCTGAAGTGCTTCTGCGCAAATGCCTTTGCCTCAACCTTTGAATACTCCTGCCAGTGGGTGCCGGTCCAGGTCACTAGATACTCGCCATCGGCAAGCGTTGCGTAGGGGTGTTTGCGCTGAAAGAACTTTCTCAGCCCATCCCAGTCGGCTTTGCCAGGCTTCGGTCTCCCGTCCTGGCCCGTCGTCATGTGGTGAAAGCCCGTCTTCTCGGTTGCGATATAGTTCTCGCCCTTGATAACGATCGGACTCGGAATCTTTCCGTAATAGGGGCACTGCTTACATTTGCCCCAAAGATCCTGCACGTTCTGGCAGGTGCGGGGGCCCGCTTGGGCCATCGCCTGATCAAGCTTCGCCTCAGTCTCCTGAGGGGTGTAGTTTGGATGGCCTTTTGAATATTCATGCGCAAGCTCGCGGCCATTAGGCAAGCGACCAATGATCGAGAGCATGGCGTACCAGTTGGGCTCCGTCACCGTCTTAGGCAGCGCCTTGCACTCTTTCAGGAAACTGCAGCCGCCCAGCACCCCTTCCGGGTCTGGCTCCGGGAACCTAGCCATCTGCGCCTCGGGGATTGCGTCCTCGGGACTGACTTCCGGGATCCCCGAGAGCTCGGAGATATCGATTTTCTGGGGCTTTAAATCCCCCTGCAAGAGGTAACAGTTACGCTCACGTAACTGCCCCTCTTTCGTCTTGCGATTGAGGGTTCCGGGGAGCCTGAGAATTCGCGCCTGATCAAAGATTGCGGGGTCAGCTTTTGCGCCCCCGTAGCCCGCCACATCCAGGGCTCGATTGATGTTGTCGCAGACTGCCCGGTAATGCCCCCGGTTCTTTTCAAAATATTCCGGCGATGTCTGCCAACAACTCGGGTCCAAATATACGAGAACGTGCACGCCGTTCCCGCTGCAGACAACGCCAAGTTCTTCCAGGGGGAGGCCTAGCGTGCGCGCAACCACACCCGCAATCTCGCGTACCTGATCGCGCGTACCCGAGAAGCCGGGGATCTGATCGATGTCAAAGGCGTAGGCCTCCATGCGCTCCATGCGCCGGCCTGGCTCTTCAAACACATGGTGCATCGTGTAGAACAGGTTCCAACGCTGATCTTCCGGGATCTGCGCCAGCACATCTGGCAGGGAGGCAAACATCGTGCGCAAGTCCATTGCGCGCCAGCCCTTCGCGAAGAAATCCTCGCTAGGTCTACGTATGCCGAGCTTTGAATTGAACTTTTCCCTCAGCCCCAAAATCTGTAACAAATGACGATCCCCTCCGCTCCCCGGACAGAAACTTACTTGACGATTTTAATTTGCGCTAGTACCTTACCGGATCAGGCGTCTCTCAGTCCGCTCCAATGGTATCTGTTAACGCCGTTAAGGGCTCCTGGCTAAAAACCAGGAGCCCTTTTTTTAATCTAGCTCCCTCGCGAGATCCAAGGCGTTGTCACCCTTCTCAATATCCGCAAGCTCTGAGTCAAGCACCGGATCATACTTCGCGCAGGCTGCCTCGACTAATTCATCGTAGATGCCAGCACGTCTGAGCCACGCCGTATCGTACAGATCCTCTCTCAATGCGGGCCCGTCTTTCCAACCCTCGACGAATGTCGCTTGCGGAGTGTCGTCGCCTCCGGGGAGCCAAACATCGAACTTGCATTCAACCAATTCGTCTTCGTCGGTGTAGGTCGATACTTCAATAATCATCTCTTCCGCTCCCATTTAATTCCCTGAGCCCGCATACGCTCAAAGAGAGTTGATCTCAGCATACCCAATTTGTCGGCAGCGAGTTGGACATTACCGTAGGTATTGAGAGCCCACCACACGATCTTGTTTGTCGTGCGCTCTTCTGCCATTTTTAGGGCCACGCCACTGGCAGGGGGAGGATTGGCCTCGATCCATTCGCCGAGCTTCTTTAGCCACGCATCCGAGGCTGCCTCGTCCATGGGGCGTAAAGTCTTGCGGACTTTGATCACTTTCCCTGACTTGCGGTCATCCTGCATGTGCCAGTCGCTAATCACTCGCCACCCCCGGCGTCTTTGCGGCACGGTTGCTGGAGGCTTTGCGAAAAGTTTTCATAGATCAACCGTAGCCGTCGCCGTAGCCGGAGCCGTAGCCGTCGCCGTCGCCGGAGCCGTCGCCGTCGCCGGAGCCGTCGCCGTAGCCGGAGCCGTAGCCGTCGCCGTAGCCGGAGCCGTCGCCGTCGCCGGAGCCGTAGCCGGAGCCGTCGCCGTCGCCGGAGCCGTAGCCGTAGCCGTCGCCGGAGCCGTCGCCGGAGCCGGAATCAACCTCTACAGTTGCCACGGCTTCACGCTCGCAATCGAGTCTTTTGCTTTCTGGGTCACATTGATGATCTCAAGCACCTTGAAAATCTTCTGTGACGACACAGCCTCGGGGAACTTGCAGTCTTTGGGCTTCGATGTACCGTCAATGGCAAGCTGACTGAGCGATGCGGCACCAGACCAATACCAAAGACGACGAGACTCAAGGATCACGACTTCCTGACCATTCTGCTCTTTCAAGTAACCGGCAAAGACGCCAGCCCCCTCGCTGCGGATGATGACGTAGGGAAGTCCTTCAGGCGATGTTGCCTGCGACTGTGTGCCTTTCTTCACGTACTTTTGGCCGTTGATTTCAATTTCATTTGCACTGATTTCCATAGGTCTCCTTTACTTGTTGTTTGTTAATGCGGCGTCGAGGATGTTGAGGCAGTCGAATGTACGCAGAGACTTAACGTCGCTCACAATCTCTTCCCTTAGCTTCTCCACCTGATCCCTTGGTAGGATGACGTGGTCTTTGAGGCGGGTGGTGAGAACTGCGTAGAGGCCTTTGAAGTTATGCGACGCAATGTCTTGGCCGAAACACTCCCACGCTATGTGACAGAAGTCTTCCTCACTCGGCCACGCGCTGGGGGTCTTGGATTCGGGGGTCATTTCCTTCTCGCTTTCTTAAGCGCACGCTTCACGCGTGGCTGATTATGGATCAGCGTGTAGCGTGGGATGTTCTCTTTCGGCAAAACAGGCCAAAGATTCTCGCGCGTGTTATTCAAAGAGTCCCCATCCCCGTGATCGATGTACTTGCCTGCAAGCTCCAAGTCAACGTCAAGGCCTTGCTCGCGCAAGTGCCGCTTCATGACCTCATGGTGCATGTACACCATGGCTGTCTCGCCAGGCTCGGAGACTCGCCTACGGCGCTTCGCGTATACTTTTTGGATACTGCGCTCATCTGTCGTTGCAATAGATGCGTGCCATTTGAATGATCCGATCCATTCAAAGTCCTCATCACTCACAATGCAGTGAAAACCCTTGGTGAGTCCAATGCGCTTAGCCATCCCGAAGCCCCCTAATGATGCTCATGAACGCATCAGAGCGGCTATTTGCAGGGAGAACGTCTGGCGCACGCTTCGCGAGTGCGAGCGAGGTACGCGCGAGACTGCGCATGATGGGGTCCGGGGAGCCAGTTGCTTGCTCTGCCATACGCATAAGGCTTGGCGCGCTCATGAACATGTGCGCAACTTCAGGCGTACACTTACACGCAAGCGCACCCTCCCTGCCATTCTCATAGATAGGATAGAGCGCAATCTGCCCACCGCTAATTTCGCGTGAGACGAATTTGATGATTCTCACCGCATCCCCCGAGTCTTAAGCCCAGCCAACACCTGCGCAAACTCTTCCTTGTTACGCGTTTGCATCACATACCAGTATTTGCCTAGTGCATCCTCAAACGATCGATCCGAGTTGAATTCAACCAAATGCTTGCGCATGATGAAGAGACCTAAGTCAAGATTCGCGTAAGCAGAATGCAACGTACGCAGTCCATCTCCGAACTTCGCTTTCGTCTCATAATCAAAGCGCGCAAGCTCCCGATCCTTCTCCCAGGAGATTTCACCCTTATATTTATAGTTGGGCACGTCCTGATAGCTCAGCTGGAGTAACCCCTCTGAGCGCACCTGGAAGCCCGTCACGGGGTCCTTATCCATCGTCCCCTCAACATAGATCATCGTCCGAGAACGATTAGATTCAGGGCCCGCCAATGCCCAGAGAAAGCATGCCCACCATTGCAGGCGGGACTCCTCGTCACGCCCCGCCCACTTGGGATCAACCACTTGCATACGCCTAGGCGTGAGTGCAAGTAATTCGGGGTATTTTTGTTTGACTTGATCCTGGATGAAATACTCCCAGGGGTCCAGCCATCCTTTAACCGGCTCCTCCTGCCAATGCTCTTTTTTTGCAGGGGGGATCTCCACCGGAAATTTCGGTGGCATAGGGTCCTTCCGACTCGCGGGAACACCTGGCCTCACACGACTTTTTGAACTCATTTAATCACCCCTAATTTTGTTCCAACTAGCATAATGAGACCCACAATAATTGCAAGCTCCCACAATTTCCATCCGTAATCTGCTGTCATTTTAAAGTCTCCATGAAGATAAGAATTGCCGTGCGTGCTCCCGACACCGTTTCAAAATCAGTTTCAGGCTCTCGTAGCCATTGCTTCTTTCCAAACTCATCTAAGTAGCATGCCGCATACTTGTGCTGAATGTGGCGGGCTCCCGGGGGTCCATGCGCTTCCCACACTTGGCAGGTAGCGAACGGCAACTCCCATTGCTCCACAAGTATACGCTTCCTACGTGTTGCCACGTAACCAAGATCCACATTCATACTTTCACCATAGCGAGTACCGTGCACACACCATTATGCCAATGCCGTAGCTCTCGGGTTTTGCAGGGGAGGACGACAAGTTGCACCGAACCTAGGGACTTGCGTGTATCATTCTCCCGGGGTTTTTCCTGCGTTAAGAACTCAGCTTCAAAAGTCAAGTCCTGCTTGCCTTCCGTGATCTTATTGTTCGATCCAAAGCCAAACGATTTTGCGCGAGGGCCGCTGCGGTCAAGTTTTATGTAATGTCTCATTTAAATACTCTCCTTCACTAAAAAACGCGTACCTTGATTGTCTTGATATTCGCGCAGCAAAAACTCTTCGCCGTATAAGTTGCGTACATATCTGCAGGGGGAAACACACTTGGCACCCCGGATCTTTCTTAGCCAACGTTGGCTTGATCCCAGGGAGCCAAAGTCCCACGTAATGAAGACGCTTCGCGATTGTTCAATTACTTGGACCTTACTCATTTGCTACCTGCCTTGCGGCCCTGGATTGTCCAAGGGGCTTTAGCGCCTTTGTCGTGCGCCCAGCGGCCTAGATTAATCATGCGTTGCGCCCTGGAAACCGGGATTCCATAATACGATGCAAAGCCTTCAACGCTAAGAAAGTTGTTCCAGTATTCGCGGAAGATTTCAGCAAGCTTTGTTTTCATTTGCGCCCCAATTGGAACTTGAGAGATTCGCGCTCAGTTTTTTGGCGCTCTTTTAGTTCCGCTCGTTCTTGCTTGTGACGTGCACGCATGTTCTCGGATGCATCCATGATCGAATACTTTACACGAAGCTTTTCGACGGCATCTTCCAGGGAGATGCGCGGCTTCGCGATCGCATTTGCAGGAGAAGAGGAAACCCCAAGGCTCCCTGCGAGCAAGGTTGCTATCAACGTGGTTTTAAATCGGTATTTCATGATTTAGCCGCTCCAATTCGGCTTTTAGGGCTGTTGGTACATTTGATAATGATAGTTGGGACGTTGAGAGTCAAGGATTATTTGCAGGGGGATTAGAACGTGCGCGTGGCCACTAGGCGGCGGTACTTCCCGGTTCCCCGGGGCCTTACGCGGTACAAATGCAGGGATAACACCTGGCAGGTGATGGGAAGGTCTAGGAGTCCGGGGTGCCAATCCTCAAAGCGTTGCGCCATCTCGGCGGCGTCTTCGAACGGGAGCGTTTTTAGGTCCCGCTCATAGGGTTTCCTTAGTTCCGGGATACGTATTAGGCACTGTGCCGCTAAGCTATCCCCTTCTTCCATTTCAAACACTTGACCGGCGGCATGTACTCGAATTTTAACAGTTTCTAATTTTACAGGCATCGCGTTAATCTCCTTGGTTAGATGTTGTGTGTGTTACATGCCATGTAGCATGGCGTTTGGACAAGGTTTTAATTTGCGTCTGACCTAACTAAGTGTCAGATAGTATCTAGCAGGGTATGAGTTACCGGGCAGTGACGAGGCCCTAAAGTACCTCGTCACTCCCCTAAGTACTTGATTTTCTAAAATCTATTTGCATAGTAGTGACTAGGGCAGATACTTCTCTAAAAAAAATATCTTTTTTCTGGAAAGGCATTATAAGGATATCTGGCAAAAATACGCGTTGGATATATGGAACCAAAAAGATGTTTGAGAATTCAGTGGCCTGATGCCCCGATAGATGCCATCTAGCCATGTACGATCTATTTAGCGCGTTCTTTCAACCATTGGGAGTAAGCGGCCGGGGTCATGCACCCCCGGGTCTCAGGGACCCATACAATGTGGGTTTTGGACCAATGGCAGGGATTCCTGGGATCAATCGTTCGGGGAGTTCCCCCTTTGGCAGCCTGGGCACCTGCCGCGGCGTGCACTGGGGCGCTGTAGAGGAGGACTCCGGGGATCCCGGCGCCGAGGGTAAGGCCTAGAGTTAGGTTACGAAGGGTGCGTTTCATTTGAACTCCTTTGTGTTGGTACATTGTGAGTCAGTGCATTATGATAAGTGATTAGCCTTGTCAATAGCAAAGTGAAATAAATGTGCGCCCCCGGGATAAGGGTAGCGCGAGCCCCTAGGCGTGTGCGCCCCAGGGTACCGGGGTCTAGTATATAAGAGCGGCCCGCCGCGCATTGATAGACGGATGCCGGGGCCCCCCGGGGGGTCTTTTCAAAGGGGTGCACCCCCAAATTCCCCGAGACCGGTTAGGGCGTTCGGTGCCGACTGCAACCGGGACAAGTTTTTCAGTTTTCATTTGACGCAGTGCGGCAACTATGTCGCGGGTTCCCGGATTGTTTTAAATCCTGTATCCTGTGAGAATGACCACTCCGCGTCCGCTCGACCTAGAACTTGCCCCGTCTTCCTCCCCCCTGCAAACCTCGCAGGCGGGCCAGCACGTCCACTGGGAATGGGACGAGAGCATCCAGGAATACAACCTCATCGATGTCGAGACAGGGGCCCTGGTAGGCCGTGAGCAGCTCGCCCGCGTTGACGGACGCTTTGTGTACTCGATGGGGCTGGCTGACCGTGTGGCCTCCCTGGTACAAGGCGGAGCGACGTTTACGGATGTCGCAAAGATTGAAGGCATGCCGCCGGCTCGCGTGTTGATGAAGTGGATGACGGACAAACCGAACTTCCGCGAGAAGGTCCAGCTTGCAAAAAAGATTGCAGCGGAAAACGCTGCCCAGGATGCAGTCAATCGCGCCCTTACAGAGCCGGGCAAGGATGAAGTTGCGGGAGTTAAACTCGCGGTCGAGACTTTGAAGTGGCAGGCGGAAAAACTCGACCCCGAAAACTGGGGAAGCAAGGTCAAAATTTCGGGGGATGCGCAAGCCCCCCTGCAATTAATCATTGACACGGGTATTCGTAGGCCCGGAGATCCGGGATTCCAGGGGGCAAAAGATGTGGGTGGAATTCGAGACGACATCAGCGGTGACGTGGAACCAGCTCGAGCACTTCCAGGTGAAGGCTCCGGGACTGCGGACAGAGGTGATCAAGAAGCTGATAGTCGAACACCAGATCACGGGGATCGGGGACACAGCGAAGCTCCTGCATGGAGCGACGCTGACGAAGAAGGTGAAGCAGCCCCACTGCCAGAATCCGGGGTGCCAGAATTGCAAGCCCTGGACGGTGTGGCTGTCGATCACGGTACATGATCTAGCGCAACCCGGGATTCCCGTTCGTGAATCCTAGCGGTTTTTCCTCCCCCCTGGTATCCTGGGGCCGGGGGAATTGATGCAGCAAAAGAAAGTCGGAACCGGGTACGTTCCGCGCAAACTGCAGGAGAAGATTCATACTCTCCTGAAGCGCTTCAATGTGCTCGTCTGCCATCGCCGTTTCGGGAAAACGGTACTTGCGATCAACGAAGTTGTTGACAAGTCACTCCGTTGCCCGCGCAAGAACCCGCAGTACGCATATTTTGCGCCCTACTACGGGCAAGCCAAGCGCGTCGCGTGGGATTACCTCAAAGAGTACACGAAGAATATCCCTGGGGTGACGGCAAATGAGGCTGAGTTGCGAGTGGATATTCCTCGCCCTGGCGTCAACGGGGGCGATCGGATCCGAATTGTACTCCTGGGAGCCGACAACCCCGGATCGATCCGGGGGATGTATTTTGACGGGGTTATTTTGGATGAATTCGCGGAAATGGACCCCCTGGTGTGGTCGCAGGTAATTCGCCCGGCGCTCTCGGACCGGATGGGCTGGGCGATCTTCATCGGTACTCCCAAGGGGCAGAACCACTTCTGGGATATCTTAAAAGTCGCGAAGTCGAAATCTGGTGTTGATCAGGACTGGTACTGGGGCGTGTTTAAAGCTTCTGAGACGGGCATCGTTCCAGCCAAGGAGCTGGACGACGCGCGGGCGATTATGTCGCCGGAGGAGTTTGAGCAGGAGTTTGAGTGCTCGTTTACGGCAGCGCTTATCGGGGCCTACTACGGAAAAGAGATGGAAGCGGCACAGAAAGCTGGCCGCATTTGCGAAGTCCCACATGACCCCGCGGTTCCCGTCGATACCTACTGGGACCTCGGGATCGGCGATTCGCTCGTCATTTGGTTCATTCAGCAAGTGGGGAGGGAGTTCCATGCGATCGACTATCTGGAGGATTCTGGGCAGGCGCTCCCCCACTACGTGGCCGAGCTTCAGAAGCGTGCTCAGCGCCGTGGTGGCTACGTGTACCGCGATCATATTCTTCCGCACGATGCCGAGGCGCGTGAGCTACAGACGGGAAAGAACCGGATCCAGTCGCTCCGGGATCTAGGTGTGACAGCCAAGGTCCTGCCCCGGCACTCAGTCGAAGACGGGATCAACGCAGCCCGCCTGCTGATACCCAAGGTGTGGTTTGACGCGGAGAAGTGCGCCCGTGGGATCGATGCGCTCAAGAACTACGAGCGCAAGTGGGACGCAAAGAACAAGATTTTTTCGACGAAGCCCCTGCATAACTGGGCCTCGCACGGCGCGGACGGTTTCCGCCTGGTAGCCATGGGGAATATTGACAATTCGGTCAGGACGCGTCGCGACCACTTGCCGGATCATACCGACTCAAGCTACGATATTCTAGGGTAGATGGGGAGGGCTTTCAATGGGTAGCAATGATCGCGGCCAGGCCGGCACGGCACAGGGCATGCTTTACAGCCAGGAAGTTCTCCGCGGGCGGGATTCGATCATCAACGCCGTCAATAAGAATGCGGAGCTCTCGGATGAAGAGCGCAAGGCGTATCTCGCCGAGATCGAAGCCCTGGGAGCCACAAGCAAAGACGATCAATCGTTCCTGGCCCAGCCCGACATCATCAACAAACAGAATGATCTCATCAATCGGTACACACAGACGGCTACCGCTGCAAGTGCCCGGGCAGCTGCGGCTCGCGCACAGACGGAAGAGTCGGCGAAGCTGATGACATCTCCGAACGTGGGCCTCTCTAAGCCGTCGCCGGCACAGCAATATTTCGGGTCGCTCGCAGCGCGCCAGATTTCGGGGAAATAAGTGGCAGCAGATAAGCTCTCGGCAAAAAAGATTTGCAAACGCTTCGAGCAGCTCAAGGCCGATCGCACGACGTGGGAATCCCACTGGCGTGAGTGCGCAACCTACATGCTCCCAAACCGCTCCGATATCAACACCGTGTACTCGCCGGGGCAGAAGCGCAATCTCGTGCTCCTGGATTCGACGGGAGTGCAATCGAATGAGCTCCTGGCAGGAGCGCTGCATGGGATGCTGACAAACCCCTCTGGGCAGTGGTTCATGCTCACAACCGGCAACCCCGAGATCGATGATCTCGATGATGTGCGCAAGTGGCTGCAAAACAGCTCGCGCAAGATGCTTAATGTCTTCAACGGCTCAAACTTCCAGACGGAAGTGCACCAGTATTATCTTGATCTCCCCTGCATTGGCACCGCCGGTTTCTCGATTGAAGAGGACGAGGATCAAGTCGTGCGGTTTGCCGCTCGCCACATCAAAGAGCTCTACATCGCTGAGAACAACAAGGGGCAGATTGATGAAATCTACCGCTCGTTCCAGTGGACTGCGCGCCAGATCGTGCAGCAATTCGGAGAGAAAGTTCTCGAGCTCTCGCGCAATCTGAAGCGCGCCTATGAAAAGGGCGTGGAAGACAAATTTGAATTGATCCAGGCGATCTATCCACGGGATGCAGCCAAGGTTTCCACCGCCAAGTTCCGCTACGTCTCTCAGTTCATTCTGAAGTCAGTGGACGAAGTGGAGCTCTCTGAGGGGCAGTTCCGAGAACTCCCCCTGGTAGTGCCGCGGTGGACGAAGGCCTCGGGCGAAGTCTACGGACGCGGCCCCGGGATGAATGCACTCCCGGATGTGAAGACCCTGAACAAGATGACTGAGACGGTGCTGATTGGCGCCCAGAAAGCCGTCGATCCTCCGGTGCAGGCGCCCGACGACGGCTTTGTAATGCCGCTGAAAACTCGCCCTGGTGGCGTGAGCTACTACCGTGCAGGGTCGCAAGACCGGATCGAGCCCGTGTTCAACGACACGCGCGTGGATTTTGGGTTTGAAGTCATGCGCGAGCGCCGCGAGCGGATCAAGCAGACGTTCTATATCGATCAGTTGCAGCTCAACACTGGCCCGCAGATGACGGCAACGGAAGTCATGCAGCGGACTGAAGAGCGCATGCGTTTGCTGGGCCCTATGCTCGGTCGCCAGCAATCGGAATTCTTACGTCCCTTGATTGATCGCGTGTTTGAGATCATGCAGCGCAAGGGAATGATTGACGAGGCCCCCGAAGTTCTCCGTGGCCGGCAGATCGATGTTGCGTACACGTCCATGATTGCGCAAGCGCAGCGTGTGGCGGAAGCGCAATCGATCTCGAAGACGATGGATTTCATCGCGCCGTTCGTGCAGGCAGATCAGAGCGTGCTCGACAACTTGAATGGCGATGCCGCTTTGAAGTTTGCTGCTCGCGTGTTCAACTTCCCGCAAGAGATCATCCGGGATGCGGATGAGGTTGAGCAGAAGCGGAAAGCACGGGCCGACGCGCAGGCGCAGGCCGTGGCGCAGGAGCAGCAAGCAAAGCAGATCGATGGCGCCGCCAAACTGGGGCCGACCGCGATCGGACTTGAGCAGCTTTCCAAACAAGCGTAAAGGAGTCCCGTGGCTGACAATAAAGAAGTCGAGAATTCCGCGCTCGCGCGTGTGAAGGACTACAAGCAAATCTTTTCGTCTCAGGCAGGGGAGCGCGTGCTGCGTGATTTAATCAAACAGCATCACGTCCTGTCGTGCACGTTTGATCCGGCAGCTCCCAACCGTCATATTTTTTGGGAGGGGGAGCGCAATGTCGTGCTCCGCATCCTGAAGCTTATAAACGTGAACCCGGAGCGGTTGCGTAAAATCGTGGAGGATAGCGAAAATGGCGAATGAAGGATTCATGGGGACTGCGGGCGGGGCCCCTGCCAGTGGTGGTGGTGACAAGTCGGGAGCCGGAGCTCCGCCTCCCCCTGCAAGTAGCGTCTCGTTCCCGGAAAATTGGAAGGAAGGGCTCCCGGAAGAATTCCGCGCTGACCCCTCGCTTGCGAGCATCAAGGACATTCCGAATTTGACGAAGGCGTTCATCAACGCGCAGAAGCTCATCGGAAAAGACAAGATCCCGGTTCCCGATCAGCACGCAACCGAGGAAGACTGGCAAAACATCTTCGACAAGCTGGGGCGTCCGAAAGAGTTGAAGGACTACCAGGTGAAGCTCGACAAGGAAGCGGGGCTCGAGGACTCGTTTCTCGATTCCTTCAAGGAACAGGCACACAAGGCGGGCATCCTCCCGAAGCAAGCCGAAAAGCTCCTCAACTGGTATGGCCTCACTGCCAAAGGTGCGGCCGAGTCCCTGAAAGCAAAGCACACCGAAAAGCAGACGGCAGAAATTGCCGAGCTCAAAAAAGAGTGGGGCAACGGGTTTGAGCAGCAGATCAAGATTGCGGAACTCGCGATCCGCGACTTCGGCGGCGACGAGCTGATAAAGCACCTGAAAGAGTCGGGGCTGAACAATGATTCGCGGCTCATCAAAGTGTTCGCCAAAATCGGGGCTGAGCTTAGAGAGGACAAGCTCCCTGGTGGCACGTCGCGCGAGGGTGGTGGGATGACTCCTGAGCAGGCCAAGGAACGCATTGAGTCAATCAAGAGCGATCGCCAGCACCCCTACTACCTGAAGGATCATCCGAACCACCAGGCAGCGGTGGCCGAGATGTCGAAGCTTTGGGAGCAGCGCTACCCTGCCGAGCAAAAATAGTTAGCCCCGGTACTTGCATTTAACTCCCCCCGTGGCATTCTAGTAGATGTCCCGGGGGGAGTGTTATTTTAGCATCCTCGGATTCCCGGCTGTTTGTGGGCAACCCTTTTCGGGTCCACTCTAAGTAGCAGCCACGTTTGTAGCGCGCCTGAAAGCAGGCACGATGCGAAGGAATCCTCGGTTTCGAGGGCAGTTCCGATATCGCTCGGTAATCTGAACCCACAACTCGAAACCAAAGGAGACATTCCACATGTCGAATCTGTACCCGCAAGCCTTTGTAAAGGGCTTCTCTGACAACATTTTCCACCTCGCGCAACAAAAGGGCTCGCGTCTGCGTCCCTTCGTGCGCAACGAAGTCCAGAACGCCGAAGTCGATTTCTACGACCGCCTCGGACCCACGAGCGCCATCAAGAAAGTCGGCCGTCATTCCGACACCCCCTTGGTGAACTCGGATCACAGCCGTCGTGGCGTGAAGATGAACGACTACGAATGGGCCGACTTGATCGACAAGGAAGATCGCATCCGCGCTCTCATCGATCCTACCAGCCCCTACGCGATGTCGGCAGCCTGGGCTCTTGGCCGCGCGATGGATCTTGAGATCATCGACGCAGCTCTTGGCTCGGCCATCACTGGTAAAGAAGGCGACAGCACTCAAGCTCAACTGGCAGCACAGTACGTCGGTGCCGTGGCTTCGACGGCCGTGTCGAACCTGAACGTCGCGACCTTGATCAAGGTCAAGTCGCTCTTCGGGCAGGCCGACGTGGACGAGAACGAGATGCTGCACATTGCGGTTTCGCAGAAGCAGATCGACGGTCTCCTGGGCGAGAACCAAGTCACCTCTGCCGATTACAACGCCATCAAGGCGCTTGTGCACGGCGAAGTGGACACGTTCATGGGCTTCAAGTTCCACCGCACGCAACTCTTGCGTACGGCCGGCGCTGGCGGCTTCCTTGCCTCGATCAACACCACCACGGGCGCGGTCACGCTCTCGACGGGTAACGGCAACAACACCCGCCGGTGTTTTGCTTGGGCCGAAAGCGGTATCGTTCTTGCGAGCGGTTCCGAGATCAAAGGCCGGATCGACGAGCGCGCCGACAAGTCCTACTCCAAGCAAGTGTACGCGAGCATGACTTGTGGCGCTGTTCGCCTGGAAGAGACTAAAGTCGTCGGTATCCTCTGCACCGAAGCCTAAGTTTTGCCCTGCAGTAACGCTCCGGGGGGTGGTCCCCCGGGGCCCTTTGATTTTAAGCATAAGGAGCCACTTTCATGGCGAACGTCAATACCTCTCTGTTCACGGCCCAATCGTCTGGTGTCGGTCTCGACAAGCAAGAGATCGGCAACGTACGTGGTCGCGTGCGTGCATTCTACTTTGAAGTCACGGGCGCCGCGGTCCAAGCTATCGCGGATACCCTGACCCTTCTCCGCCTCCCTGCAGGCTCGCGTGTTGTTGGTTGGGATATTCAAATCCCTTCCACGGGCACCACGGGTATCTGTAAGATTGGCAACCTTGTTTCGGCGGATGCGGTTGTTGCCGCAGATGACGATGCCTTTGGATCGGGCTACGACGCTGGTGGCGCTGCGGTTTTGGCTAAGCCTGCCGCAGGGCATGCCGGACACTTGAAGCGTTTCGCTTCTGAAGTGGACGTTGTGCTGGCCTGGACGGAAGCAACCGACGTGGGCAACGTGCTCATCAAGGGCGCTTTCTACATCGTCCAAGACTAAGTTTCCGTTCTGGGCTATATCATAGCCACCCAGGGGTGGGAGGGAGCAGCCGAATGGCAACTGAAGTCGAGATTTGTAACGCGGCCTTAGCGAAGCTCCGAGCGCGGCGGATAACGTCGCTCTCGGATGATTCTCTCGAGGGGCGCACTTGCAAGGACACGTACTTCATTTCCAGGGACGCGCTGCTCGCCTCTCAGCCGTGGAATTTTGCGACCCGCCGCGCGCAAGTCGCGCAAATTGCGGGCCTTGTACCGGCTTTTCAATACACGCGTGCATATCAGCTCCCGGGGGATTGCCTTGGAGTTTTTGACTCCAACATCCCTAACGAGGTGGACTGGATCATCGAAAGCGGTCAGCTGCTTACGAACTACACCGATGTGATTGCCGTTCGCTACGCCTGGCGTAACACAGACACGAGCAGCTACCAGCCGGCCTTCCAAGAGGTACTTGCGTACAAGATGGCGGCTGAGATGGCGTATACGATTACGCAGAACGCTACTCTCGCTGCTAACATGCAGACCCTCTGGAAAGAGAAAATGCGCGAGGCACGGTCGTACTCCGCCCAGCAACGTGGTTCCCAGCAAGCGCCGGAAGCATCTTCCTGGCTTGATTCGAGGTACTAGATGGCACGATTCCGCGAGCAGATCGCCCACTTCCTGGCGGGCGAAGTCTCTCCTCGTGCGCAGGCGCGCGTTGATCTCGAGACCTACAAAAACTCATGCGAAGAGCTCACAAACATGCTCGTGCTCCCGCAAGGCGGTGCTATGCGCCGCCCTGGCGCACAGTACGTAGGCGGGCACGGTAGCTCGGTCGGTTCATTCATCAAGGATGAGACGAATGTTCGGCTGATCCCGTTTGTGCAGGATGGGGTTACGATCGTACTCGCGTTTACGACGCGCACAGTGGCGGCGGTTGCCGGCGCCAAGGGGATCGACGCTTACCGACTGAACTCTGATGGAACGGTCACGCAGCTTGCGGTGACGACTTCGGTTCCATTTTCGCTTCTTTCAGGTGCCGCACAGTTCCTAGGATTCTCGACTGCGCAGCAGCTTCGCGAAATTCAGTACACACAGTTTGGGCGCGCGATGTTCTTCGTGCAGAAGGATCATCCGCCGTTTGCAATCCAATACGACGGGACAACGGACCTAGGCCTGTTTATGTTCTGGGCGTATTCCGCCCTGGGACAAACTAACACTTCGATTACTGGTTTCTCGAGCGCAGTTGCAGCCAAGTCCTGGCCGTTTTTGCCTGAGAACCCGTCGAACGGACTATTCCAGGTTACGCCTTCGGCCACCACTGGCAACATCACGATCCCCGCCACCACGGTCTCGGGTGGGTTTCCGATCACGATCTACAATGAATCCATGGTGGGGCACGCCATGCGGATCACGAACGCATCGAATTCTACGACGGGTGTTGTGCTCATCACCTCGCTGGTATCGCCATCGAACGGGCTTGCAAGCAGCGTGAACGCGACGGTGCTCAAGACCCTGGGAGATACGAGCGCCACTGTTCGCTGGTGTTTTTCTGACTGGCGACTGAAAGAGGGCGTCTCTAACTCGACGGTGAAGGCCAACAGCCGCGGCAATCCCGGCGTGATTTCGTTTTACGAGAACCGCCTCTATTACGGAAGCCACTATTTTCGCCCGAACGGTTTGTGGGCCTCCCGCATCGGAAACCTGGGCGACATGCGCCAAGCAAAGTATGTGGACGACAGCCCCAATACCGTCGCGAACGATGACCCGTATGATGTGAACCTCACTTCCAACGAACTCTCGCAGATCGTGTGGATGTCCGCTGGTAAGACGCTGCAGCTTGGTTCGACTGGGCGCGAATTCATCTCAAATAACCCTGACAGTTCGCAAACGCTGGGCCCCCTGAACGTGGGCTTCCAGGCAGAGACGGCCCACGGCGGGGCACTCATTATGCCTGCGCGTCAAGGGAACTCTCTTGTATTCATCCCGCGCAACAAGCGCCGTCTCCGGGAATTTGTTTTCAACTTCCAGGAAGATTCCTACAAGGCGGCGGACATTTCGACGTATGCCGAGCACATGCCGAAAAAGATGCTCGCAAAGCGCGTCACGTACGTGAACCCCGAGATCGTGCAGATTTCTAACCAAGAGCACTTCAACGGGATGCTCTGGGTACTTGATCGCAACGGCGGATTCTACGCGTGCACGCGTGACCGCGATCAGGGCTATGCCGCCTTCCACTGGCATGAGCTGGGCGGGGTGCTCACCGAGTCGAGCAAGGCAACGCCGCCTAAGATTCTGTCCTTCTGCGTGGCGCCGAATGCGGAAGGCACGCACGACGACATTTGGTTGGCTGTCCGGCGCACGATCAACGGTGCCGACATCACGTACCTCGAGCGGATCAACAAAGAGTTTGAGCTCGAAGACCTTTACAACAACTCTACCAGCTACCTCGACAAACCGATCTTCTCGGATTCCGCCAAAATCGTGACACTCGGAAGCCCCGGGAAAGTCTTCACCGGCTTCTCGCATTTGATCGGGCAGACGGTTTCGTGCCTTGCTGACGGGATCTACCATGGTGAGAAAGTGGTAGACGGCTCGGGACAAATCACGCTCGACATCAACGCAACCGAGCTGATCGCGGGGCTCAAGTACCGGAGCCTTCTTAAGACGAGCAACATCAACCTGGGATCTGTGATTGGATCCGCGCAGGGAGCGAACAAATCAATCGACGACATCGTGATCCGCTTCAACCGCACGGTGGGCGCTAAGTTTGGGAGCAACGACTCGGAGCTCGAGACGATCGAATTCCGCACGCCGGATCTCGTAAACAATGCCGAGATTCCGCTGTTCACGGGCGATCGCCACCTTGGCTTCCAGTCGGGGTGGAGCGAGCGCTTGAACCTCATCGTGGCCCAGGACCTTCCTCTCCCCCTGGAAGTCGAAGGCATCTTTGCCCGCGGTGTGACCAATGATTAAGCGCAAAAAGTTTGACCCCCGGCATCTCGACGGCCTGGAACCTACCAGCGTTTTCTTTGGCGAGAACGGGATCAACACCAAAGAGCACTTCATGGATCATCCGCATAACTTTGCGCACACGCTCTATACCGAGGACGACCTCTGCCTGGGAGCAGTCGGCGGCACGGTCCTGTGGGCGGGGGTGGCTGAAGTTTGGGCTATCTTCTCAAAGCACATCTACACCTGCCCCGTGCAGTTCACCAAGGGCGTGCTGAGCGTGATCCAGGACTACGAGCAGGCGCTCACGCTTCACCGCGTACAGGCCTACGTGCTCGAGGGCGAGGCGATGGCTTACCGTTGGGCGACTACTCTCGGGTTTGCATCGGAAGGGCTTTTGAAGGCTTTCGGCGAGGACCGGCGCAACTACAACATCATGGCGCGGGTGCGTTGATGCTCTCCTGGCGTAAGTACCAACCGAGCGATTACGAGCTGATCTCGGGGTGGTTTATTGGGCACGGCTGGGATGCAAAGGGTGTGCCTCCCCAAGAGTTCCTGCCGGCGACGGGGATGATTGTTGAGATCGAGGGGAAGCCCGCGGCAGTGGGGTTTTTGTACCTCACGAATTCGAGTCTGGGCGTGCTCGAATGGACGGCAACGGACCCGACGCTTGGGATCATGGGATTTAAGGCGCTGGGCTACCTGATCGATCATCTCATGGTGGCAGCCCGCGACTGCAACATGAAGGCAGTTATGCACTTCACAAAGCCTGAGATTGCAAAGCATTTTGCGCGCCGGCTTGGCTTTACCTGCGTCGAGGATGCGACTATTCTAATCCGGGAAGTGGGGTAGGGGATGCCTGTAGGTACGGGGGTCATTTTAGGCTCAATTGCCGCGGCTGGGCTCGCGACGAGCGCCTACGGCAACATCAAGGCAAACCAGGCGCAGGCGGAAGCTGAGCGCGCAAACGCTTCCTTCCTGGAAGAGCAGGCTCGTTTTGCACAGGCCGCGACTCAACGTGAGCTTAGCATCTACCGCGATCAGTCAGAAGAGTTTCGCGGAGCGCAGGTTTCGGCGTTCGCGCGCGGGGGAGTAGATCTGACTGGTTCGCCGATGCTTGTGCTTGCGAACGCGAAGGCTCGCCAGGTGGGCGAGGAGCGCGCGATCATCGACGACGGCAAGGCCAAGGCGCGCGAGGCTTTCCTGAAAGCCGGCGCATCCATGGAGCAGGCTGAGCGGCTTTCGAGCTTTGAGGCGAACGTGCTCCCGGTCATCGGCCAAGGGCTTTCGACCGCGAGCGGTTTCCTCGCTAGGAGCAAATAATGCCGCGTATCCCGCTACAGGACCAAGCCACTCGCCTGCAAGTATCCTCGCCTGTCCCCATTGGAGGCACGAGCGGCGCTCGCACGCAGGGTGAGGCTGTTGCTGGGTTTGGCAACGATCTCGTAAAGACCGCGGCGAATCTGCAGGATTACTTCAAGGTCAAAGACACTGAGGAGAAAAAGATTTTCCTTGGGCGCGTGGAAAACGCAGGTACAGAGGCAAAACAGAAAGCGTTTGCTGCCGCCGGTAAGGAAGCCAAAGACGATGGCTCCGACATGCTTGAGCTGTACCAGAAAAAATACGACGATGAAGTAAAGGAGATCACCAAGGAAATCGATGCACTTGGTGGCAACATCGCTGCCGAAGCAAAGAATGTACTTGGCGCTGCTAAAAACTCTTACGCCGCCAACGTGTACGCTGATGTTACGCGTCGTGGTCCCGAGGCACTAGATCGCGCGCGTAGGGCCAATTACGCGTCACGGGCGTCGCGGATTTTAAGCGCCCCCGACGCCGCTATTGAGGAGATCGAAAAAAACAATAAGGAAGTTGATCAGCTCACAGGGCTATACACCGCACCTGTGCGCGAGCAGATAAAAGTTGATGATCAAGCGTCGCTTGTCGATACCGCCGTCAACGGTTTCATTGGGCAAAAGAAATTCTCGGAAGCGGAAGCGGCCCTACAAAAACTTGCGCCTTACGCTAAGGATGCCGCGCATATCAACAAACTCTCTGAGAAGATTGCCGTGACAAAGCTGCAATACACGAATCGCGTGCTTGATGAAAAAGAGCAAGCTGAAAAGAAGCGCAAAGAAGCCTATGAGCAAGTGGTGCAAAATAACGATTCCGCACTTTTTGCGGGTGTCGCTGCCGCCACCTCGCCTGCGCAGCGTGACGTTATGCTGCAACAAGCGCAAGATTTACTCAAGCAAAGGTTGATAAGCCCCGAGGGATACAACCGGCTGCAGGCCGAGGCCAAGGATGTTTCTGGCGAGATGGAATCGCGCGCAAGCGTGAACTACACCAGTCGAATTCTTAAAGGCGAGTCGGGGTCTAAAATTCAAAAAGACATTATGAAGTCTTTCGATGATGGTACACTTACGCGTGAGACCACCGAGCGGTTGTTGCGCGCAGCTAAAACAGCGTCGAAAGAAAAACAGGCAGACCCCGCGTTCAAACGCCAGGTGCAGGTATCTAACGATATCATCAACGCTACCGTTACGGGATCTCGTGGTCAGTTTGATTTTGCAACTAAAATGGGTGGCAACGCCGACAAGGAACGCCTTGCAGCTGAAGTCATCAACAAACGCAACGAGTACATGGAGCAGGGTGTAGATCCCGTGCCCGCGGCGCGCAAGGCGCTTCGACAGATGATCGGAGCCCCGGAATCTCTTCCTCCCCTACCCGGTATCGGCCGGGATTCCATGCGTGCAAACAACATGGATGCGGTAAAATCCACGTTGCTTCAGCAGAAGAAGGAAATCATCCGTCAATTTGGCGCCTCTGAATGGGAGCGCCGCGTGCGCCTTTACGGAGACTGGCAGCAGGCGTTGGAAGTACACGCGAAGGATGCACAATAATGGATACGACAAATCTGTCTCCGATGGAACGCGGCTACGCACTAGACCGTGAAATTGCGGGGTCACAAGACAACCGAATCTCTCAACTCGAGAAAGATATTTTCGGAGCTCCGGCAGACGAACTGCTTGCAAAACAGCAGCCGCAGGAGGGGCCCGCCCCAAAGGCAACCCCCCCTGCAAATGAGCTCTCGGGTGTGGCTACCCGCGCGGATGAATTGTCCGGCGGGAAACCGATGAAGCAGTTTGCCGCAGGTGCGGTAGATGTCGCACGTGGTGCTGTACAGGCCGGGCATGATCTCATCAACTCGGTCGATAACTGGCTTACGACCACCGGGATCAAAGAAACAGATTTGATCGATGACGATCGTGTGTTCACGTTTGGCAAAGACCTGGCTCCCCCGTCTACGACCGACACAGAGCGTGCATTCCGGGGAGCTGGGAAGTTTGTAACCCAGTTTGCGACCGCGATTGGAACAGGCGTAGGCGCTGCGGCTATGGCTGCACCTGGGATTGTTTCTGTGGGGGCCAGCGCTGCCGCTGCAGGCGTATCTTCTTATTTTACGGCCGACCCGCACGAGGGGAATATCGCTAACTTTGTTCAGCGATTCCCGATGTTCCAGAACGGAATTGTCGATTACTGGGCAGCCAAGGAAACTGACACCGAGGCCGAAGGCCGCTTCAAAAACTTCGTCACGAGCATCGTGGGCGACGCCGCACTTGCCGGAGTTTTTGTTGGCGCAATGAAGGTCTACAAATCCTTCCGAGGCGTCTCCAAAGTAGGCACTGAAGTTGCTGAGGGCGCCGCCGGAGCTGCGGCAAAGACGGAAGTAAAGGTCACTGCAGAAAACACTGCCGTCGATAAGGCCGGGCAGGCAATTGCCCCTTCGGTTGACGAGGCGCAAGCCATTGCAAGTAAGGCAGCCCAGGAAGGTGCAACTGAGGCTCCCCTGGATGCGGCAGCGACCGCGCGAGGGCACACCCTTGTAAACTCGGGCGGGGAGACAATCACGGCAGACGCATCTGCGGTTTCCGCTGCAGTGGCCGAAGGGCGTGGTGTTCTCGACGCAGCCCGGGTAGTTGAGCAGCCCACGGTAATGCGCCAAGCGCAGAACTTGCGTATGCTCAGCCTAGAAGAATTGCAGGCTCCGGCGACCGAGGCCACGAAGCGGTTCAATCTAGATAACGTGCCCACGATGGGGTCTGTCGATGACTTCCGCCGCGTGGTTTCAAATATTGTAGCCGCGAACAAGGAAGGCTTTGAGACGATTGCTCGCGGAGTTGTTAGCGATGAGTCGGTACTTGCTGATGCGTTCAAGCTCCTCGGCGAAGATGTTAGCCGGCTTACTACTAAGGTGCCTGGCCAAGGGTGGAATGCCGTTGAGGTAAAAGGTGCTGGAATTTTCTTTGTTAACGCCGTGCAGGACAGTGTTGAGAAAGCGATAGCTGCCGCTGCTCCGAATGCGAGCGATGAGGTAATTGCTGCTTTCGAGAGATCGAAGATGCTCACGCTTGATTCCATGGCGTTGTTTAAAGCCGGGACAAAGGAAGCCGGTCTTGCCACGCGTGCGGCGGACTTGTCGAATGTGACTGCGTTCCCCGTTGCAGAGATGTTCGCTGCAAAGGACGTGCTTACCGTCGCTGGCGGTAAGGAGCAGATTCAGAAGCAAGCGGCAACAATCGTGGACATGATGTCTAGGATGTCCCCCGCAGAGAAGGTGAAGCACTTCTCCTGGATGAGTAATCGCTCGAGACTTGGGCACCTCGCAGCGATGGGCGAAGAGCTGCGGGTTATGAGCTTACTTTCCGGGCCGCTCACGCAGACCGTAAACGTCGCCAACAACCTGGTGAACACCATTGGATTAATCCCCGAGAAGTACGCGGCTTGGGCTGTCCAGAAAATGCGCTCAATCGTAGGCGGCAAAGGTAACCCTGCCACACGTCTTAGTGTGGATGAACTTTCGTCTTTCTTCGGTGGGATGCCAGCGGAAGAGATTGACGCAACCTACACGGCGTTTGCAAACAAGGTGCAAAGTGAGGCCGTTTCACTCGCCGAGTCTAACGCTACGGTGCTGTCGCTTGGGCAGGGCCTCAAGGAAGGTTGGATTGCTTACTTCAAGGCGTGGCGCACGAGCGATCCCCTTCTAACTGCGGGCGGCTCGAAGCTGATGGCGCTTGAGCGTCCCTCTACTTTGACTGGCGCCGCCAACGGGCTGCATGGCGTCTGGGCCGACGCGATGGATTTCATCGGCTCTGGAATTCGTATTCCTGGGCGTGCGCTGAACGCCGCCGACGTAGCATCTAAGGCTACGATCTATCGCATGCAAACCAACGCTCTTGCCGTTCGCACCGCCCGGGCAGCGGGCCTTACGGGCGATGCCTACACAAAAATGGTGAAGGAGATGACGCAGTTCCCGCCGGCACACATCAACATGATGGCCGCGCGTGAGGCGGGGCAGCGCACGCTGAACTACACCCCGGAGATATTCACAAAATTATACGACGGAATCTCGCAGAACCCGATGTTCCGCATGCTGGTTCCGTTTACCAAAATCAACATCAACCAAACGGATCAAGTGTTGCAGCGATTCCCTGGCCTTGCGATGCTCACCCCCGGATTCAAGGAAGCGATGGCTTCCGGCGGTACCGCTCGGGACGTAGCGCTCGGTAAGGTAGCAGTAGGCACGTCGATGCTGGGGCTTGGTGGGCTACTCGCCGTTGAGGGCGTCATCACGGGCGCCGGTCCCACAAACTGGCAGGCGCGCAAAGCGCTCGAGGACACTGGCTGGCAACCTAACTCTATCAAGGTTGGGGACGGGTATTTCTCTTACCAAGCCTTGGGAGGCGTAGGGACCCTGCTCGGTATTGCCGCCGATCTACATGAGCTCGCAGCCTACTGGGATAGCCCGGATGGGGACATGCAGGGGTTTGAAGACCTCACACTTGCGGGGGCCGCGCACATTGCCTCCGCGGCAGTTCCCGACGTACTCACCGACGATTTCGGAAAAGTGCTCGAGTTGCTTCGGGACGGTGCGCCCACGTCAGCTTGGAAAAAACTGGCAGATAACTTCGCCTCGTCGCTTACGCCCAACCTGTTCAAGCAAGTAAACAGAGCTTTTGGGGATAAGAAAATCGACACAAAGCTTGGGGCACAGGACGGCGCTTGGGAGTCAGTGGTGAAGCCCCTGAAAGCTTCGTTTGGTGTGGGCATGCCGCAGCTAAACCTCTTCGGTGAAGAGGTTGTACACCCGCAGGGAACGGGCCCTGCGATCCTCTCCGCGATCGCCCTGGTGAACCCGTTCAAGTACTCCCCTGCAAAAGACGATCCCATCCGGGAAGAGCTTGTTCGCCTGGGAGTATCGGGTCCGCTCGTCAAGCCGAAGCCCCTTGCCGGGCAGAGCCACCTCATGGTGGACATGCCTCCCCGCAATATCTCGTTCGCCTACGTGGACGGCAAAGACAGCTTCCCCGTGAACCTAACCAGTGAGCAGTACAATCGATTTGTAGAGCTTGCGGCGGGGCACGGCCTTGGCTCGATCGATGAGATCAAAAAAGCACCTAAGGAACGGGACCAAAAGGTTCCAAACCTTAAGGACATGCTTGGGGCGCTCATTAAATCCGACTACGCTCGGCAATTGGATGGGAAGCCCGGCATCCCGGAGGCCTACCGTACCGACGAAAACAAACGCACCGTCATTGCAGAAATGGTGGGCATGTACCGCGCCGCTGCAAAACAACAACTACTCCTGGAATTCCCGGATATCCGGGAACAATTCTTGGGTGCTCAAGTTGCGCGCTCGACCGCGCTTGGGCAAACGGTGGACCGTGACGTGGTTGAAAACGCGCGTGCACAAATTCGGTCCATCATGGGTATTTCAAAAGACGAAGAATCAACTATGCTTAAAACCCAGCAACGGGCGAAACGAAAAGGGGAGCCTACGCTATGACGATCTCTAACACGACGACCGAGCAGATTTATCAGGGCGACGGAGTTACGACTTCATTCGCAATCCCCTTTGCGTTCACTGCCAACTCGCAGGTGCAAGTCATCCTACGCGACTACACGGTGCCGACAGCAGTCACCGAGACAACGCTCACAGCTCCCGGGCAGTATTCAATCTCGGGCGGCGACCCTGGTAGTGCGGTAGTCACAGTTTCGACTCCGACCGCCACGCAGCGCGTACTCGTTCGTCGAGTGACGCCCGTCACACAGGAAACGGATTACATTTCGACGGGGATCTTCCCGCCTGAGACGAACGAGCGCACGCTTGATCGTATCGTGCAGCAAGTACAGGAAGTGGTCGGCCGCATGCGGCGGGCGCTACTTTTTGGTTCCACCTCGCCTGATCGGGATAAGGCTTTCCCCGACCTCGCAATCAACGCCGGTAAAGTTCTCTCAATCTCAGATGACGGTACCGGCGTGCAGGCGCGTGATCCGTCCGAGTACTTGGGTATCGCAGGCCCCCCGGGTCCTGCCGGCGCCGTTGGTCCTGCCGGTCCCGCGACCGTCACCCTGCAAGGATTTGGCACGGCCCCGAACGCAAACGGCCTTACGCTCTCTGGTGCTGTGCTAAACATGGAGCCGGCAGATGCAACCAACCCCGGCGGCGTCTCAACTCTCACGCAGTTGATTGCGGGCTTGAAGAAATTCGTGACGGGTGTTTCGATCAAAGAAACGTCCACGTCTTGGTTCTCGCGCTTCATTTTCACGAGTAGCGTCACGCAGGACGCCGATCGTGACCTCACGATCGATCTCAAAAACGCCGCGCGTTCGCTGACTTTCTCTAGTGACGCTGACATCGCGGGAACGAACTCAGGCGATGTGTCGCTTGCAGCCGTCGGCAGCTCCCCCTCTGCAAACGGCGCCTCGCTCTCAGGCCAAGTCCTCACCCTGCAGCCGGCAGACGGATCCCAGCCGGGGTTACTCACCGCCATCGCGCAAACGATCGCGGGTGTGAAGACGTTCGCAAACAACATCATTGCGCAAGCCTACGTGATGTTCTCGGCTGCCGACACAATCACCGCGTTTGCGGGCGGCGGACAGGCTTCCGCAACCCAGCTTGCTAAACAGCAAAACCGCGTGAGCGTGTGCGCCACCGCAAACGATTCAGTCAAGCTCCCCGCGGCAGTCGCGGGCATGCAGCTTTACGTGCAGAACTCGGGCGCTGCCTCTTGCGACGTGTTCCCGGCCTCGGGCGAGGCGATCGACGCGGGTGCCGCCGACGCTGCCTTTGCGCTGGCCAGTGGCTCCAAAGTCTTTTTCTTCTGTATGACGAGCGGCACTTGGCGCAGTTTCCAAGGTGCTGGCGGAAGCTCCCTCTCGCTTGCGACTTTTGGGTCTACTCCAGGCACGTCTGGCGCGACGCTTGTGGCAGACACCCTTACGATTCAGCCGGCAGACGCAACCAACCCCGGATCGGTCAGCACCGCGGCACAGAGTTTCGGCGGAGCTAAGAGCTTTGTTGCAGCCCTGCGCGCCTTGGCAACGCTTCAGGGATCTGAGCAGACGGACGCAGCCGCGACCGGCGCAAACGCCACGCTTGCGACTCCGACCAAGACGAGCTTGCTTGTTACCGACGGGTCGCTGACTTCGATCGACATGATTCCGGCGCCGCCAAATGCCACGTTCCTGGTTCTCATCAACCGCACGGGCGCATCCGTCAACCTCAACGACGACACGGGCGGCACCGCTGCAAACCGTATCCGCACGGGAACGGGCGCGGCCATAGCAATGGCCGACGGTGCCGCCGTCATTCTTTACTACGAGACCGCATCAAGCCGCTGGCAGGTGGTGGGCGGATCTGGCTCTGGCTCTGGCGGCGGATCCGGTTGGACGCTCGATGGCAACACGGTGCTGGCTGAGAAGTTCTTCGGTACGATCGATGATTTCAAAATCCCGTTCCGGGTGAACAACATCGAGATTGCCCGCTGGTATAAAAACTTCCGGCTAACTCTCGGGAGCACTCCGACGAGCGATGATCCGATCGGCACCGCGGTTACGACCGAAGGCCGCGTGAACGTGATGGGCGACGCGACAGGTGCGAACTCCTACGGCGCACTAGCACTCGGCAACAACCGCGCAAGCCCGGCAGCAAGCGACATCGCAGGAATTCTGCAATTCTTCTCGCTTAACAACGGCACTTCCCCTTCGGCCAGTACTCGCCTGGTAGGCTACATCCGCGCCATCCTGCGCGGAGTCGGCACAACCAACGGTAAGGGCGCCGATCTCGGATTCTTCGTGAAGCCCGACGCATCAACGACTCCGGTCGAAATGCTTACACTGACTGCGACCTCGCGGATGGGCGTCAACAAAGCATCCCCGGCTGAGACACTGCACTTAGACGGCACCCTCGCTATCGACGTAGACGACTCGACCGCGACCGGCACAACCGATGACGTAACCTCAACGGGAATCACCGTGTTCCGTCTGGCTCCCGCCACTGCACGCACAGTTGGTGGGATTTCAGGGGGCGGTTCGCCGCGAATGCTATGGGTTGTGAACACGTCCGCTACCGCAGATGTGACGATCAGCCATCAGGGGGCGGGATCTACTTCCGCAAACCGTATCCGTTGCCCGCAGGCACGGGACCTCGTGCTGAAGCTCAACGAGGGCGCACTGCTCGTCTACAACACGACGGATACGCGCTGGGATGTGGTGCTATCTACCGGCGGAGCAAAGACGCCCGATCAGTCGAACTTCACCGGCTCCTCGATTACGCCCACGAATTCTCCGGCACAGCGCTTTAGGTACACGGGGGGCTCGGCTCAGACGTTCACGATCACGACCTCGAGTATGGTTGACGGAGCTGAGATTGAAATCCTCGGGACCTCGAACGCAAACTACTGTGACCTAGCCGCATCCTCGACCGTCCTCCTGCAGGGGGATTGGCGCGGGCAAGCGGGCTCCATCATTCGTCTTCGTTGGGATGCGGGTCTTGCCGCAGTTGTCGAAATTGCTCGTAACGGAATCTAAAGGAGAGATATGAAATTTTTCAAACGCCTCTTACTGGCAGCGGCAGCCCTTGGGGCGAGCACTACGTTTGCGCAAACCCCTAGGTTTTTAGATGCAGATTTCCTCGACAGCGGATCAAGCTCTTCCCGCAACTACATAAAAAACGCCTACGCTAGAAAAGATACTCTCGGATGGGCGGGGTATGCTGATTCGGCAGCCAGCTCTCCGGTCGATTGCACGGGCGGTAGCCCTACGTTTGCGATCTCGCGCTCGACCACAACGCCGCTTCGTCCGGGAGCTGACTTCAACCTCGTCAAGGATGCAAACAACCGGCAAGGCAACGGGGTCTCGAATGCATTCACGATTGATAATTCCGACAAAGGTAAAGTCCTGCAAATTACGTTCCCCTACGAGGTAGTCAGCGGGACTTACGCCACGAGCGATCTTTCGGTCTGGATCTACGATGTTACCAACTCGATTTTGATTCAACCGGCCCCTTCTTCGATTGAAAGCACCACTGTTCAACAAAGTTGGAGAGGCACTTTCCAGGCAGCCTCTAACTCGACCAGCTACCGCCTCTGTATCCACGTTGGCAGCACGTCGGCATCCGCCTACACGATGGCGCTATCCGACGTCCGCGTCTCTCCGCAGATCATCACGCAGGGAACGCCAGTCACGGACTGGCAGAGCTACACTCCGACATACGTTGGCCTAGGAACTGTTTCTGCATCTATCGCCAAGTATCGGCGCGTAGGTGATTCTCTTGAAGTCATGTTTACAGTTACTTCTGGAACAAATTCTGGATCACCAGTTTCTATTTCGCTGCCAAGCGGCCTTTCTATGGACATAACTAGAGCCGTAAACAACTCTGTTGTGGGGGCGCTTACCGCATCTAAAACCCCATGGTCAGGCAATATTCTCGTAGCCACAGGTTCTCCAACAACGGTCGCAATCATTAGCCAACAGGCAGATAATTATTTCAATGGCACGTTAGGGACGGCTTGGGCCAACAACACGGTTTTTGGCGGATCTTTCCTCGTCCCCATCACCGGATGGTCGTCTCAAGTGCAGATGTCGTCTGAGACGGACACTCGCGTCGTGGCAATGACTACAGGCCGCGCAGCCACTCAGTCAATTCCAGACAGCACCGGAACACTCGTAGCGTTCGATGCCGCAATCAGCGACACGCACGGGGCTTGGAATACCGGTACAAGTCTCTACACGATTCCAGTCCCCGGCTGGTATAGGATTACGACTCAAGTAAGTTTTGCCGCAAGCTCGACGAACGGTCGTGAGGTTCGTCTGCGTGTAAACGGAAGCAATATCCGCACACTGGCATACATATTCGACCCTACGGCTTCTGCAGGTACGTTTTTGAATGGTGCAACAGAATATTTGTTCAATGCAGGGGACACGGTAGGGATTCAAGTTTTCCAAAACTCAGGTGGAGCATTGAATGTCGGAGGTAGTGTTGTTGACAACTACTTCTCAATCTCGCGTATCTCCGGCCCGTCGCAGATCGCGGCGAGTGAAACAGTCGCGATGGATGCAACACTTGGAGGGTCTAACCAAACAGGGATCGCGACGAATAATAGTTTCGTTAAGGTAGCTTTTTCTTCCGCAGTGTTTGACACGACCGGATCATTTAGCTCAGCAAACAGCAGATTCACTGCACCCGTATCGGGTAAGTACCGCATAAGCTCCGCAGTCCTGCTCGCCTCAGCTAACGTGCTCGCATCTGATTACGGGCTTTACCTCTACAAAAACGGAGCGTCCGCTCGTCTGTTTGGGTACAGAACATCTGCCGCAACGACAATCAACGCGTTCAATGGAAGCACGACGCTTCAGTTGAATGCTGGGGATTACGTTGAAATCTTCCTATACGGCCTTGGAAACAACTCGGCAAGCACACTCACAATTTCGGGAACTACTGCAAATACTTATTTCAACGTCGAGAGGGTCGGAAACTAATTATGCCTAGCGTCTCAAAACGTCAATTTCGCTTTATGAAAGCTGTCCAAAATAATAAAGAGAATATGTTTGACGCTCCTAAAAGTCTTTCGCCAGAAAAGGCCAAAGAATTCACATCCGATAATAAAGGGAAGAAAGCCTATAAAAAGCTTCCCGAGTCTAAAGGTAAATGGTCCAAGATTAAAAAACACATGAAGGGTGACTAATGGCAAACACCACAAAGCCAATGTCCGATAAAGACATGGCACAAGCTATTCGTTCTGTATTTAATGACGTAGATAAGACAATCTCTACCAATGGGTTTCTTGTTGGTCTTATTGGTAATAAAGTTGAGATGACCATTAGCACCACAACGGTTTCTAATGACACAGAAACCTATGCATTTTCTGAGAACGGAATTGCTCTGTACTCGCTCAGAATTATTTATACGAATGGAAATCGTGACGTTTTAGTTTCAGCCGAACGGATTAGTTAATTATATGATGCTAGTTCCAATCAATCCCGACGTTACGCGGCGTGAAACCAAATGGATTTGCGTTTGCCCAGATTGTCAGCATGAAAGAATTGTTTCTTATGCTCAAAAATGGAATATTGAAAAGGGAAACACTAAGGATAAGTGTAAGAAGTGTCAGATTGCTGCCGGGGAAATTAATTTCAACTTAGAGGGTCTTAAGATTGGCCATTCTTGTCCCGAAGCTAAAAGAAAAGCTTCAGAAACACGAAGGGGAAGTAAAAGATCGAATAAGCCAGTATTATATCGTGCGCTATTTAATCCTGAGTCATTAAGCACCGAAGCCGGAAGACAAAAACAGAGAGCCGCTAAATTAGGTAAACGAGGACCGCTTTCAAATCGTTGGGATGGCGGAAAAACCTCTGAATCACAAAGACTTCGTTCTAGTATTGAATACCGAGAGTTACGAATTCTAGTTCTTAAACGTGACAATTATTCTTGCCAAATATGTAGCAAAAAAGGAAAATCGTTAGAAATGGACCACATTAAAGAGTGGTGCAATTACCCAGAACTTCGTTTTGAGGCTTCGAACTGTAGAACGTTATGTCATGTTTGTCATAAACAGACCGATAATTATGCCCATAAAGCAATGAGGAAGAAATAAAATGGCCGGTTACCGATACAATTGCCTAACAGGCCAGTTCGACCTCGTAGGTGGTGGTGGAGGTGGTGGCGCAATCACCTGGCAATCTGCTGTCGCTAATCAGGCGGCTTTGCCTTCCTCTGGAAATACTACTGGTGATGCTCGCGTTGCCATTGATACTGGTCGAATTTGGGTATGGAATGGTAGCGCTTGGGTAAACACCGACAGCGGATATTCTTTGACAGACGGCCAAATTTTTGTTGGTAATTCTTCAAATTTAGCCACAGCGGTTTCCATGTCCGGAGCTGTTACCATTAGTAATACCGGGGCAACAACTCTTTCTTCTGGAATTGATGCAACTAAAATCGCAGATGGTTCTGTAACAAGCTCAGAATTTCAATACCTATCAGGAGTAACTTCTGATATTCAAACACAATTAAACGGCAAGCAGTCCACTGGTAATTATATTACCGACCTTACTGGCGATGTAACCGCCTCTGGTCCGGGATCTGCTGCAGCAACTATTGCAAATAACGCAGTTTCTAACGCAAAACTTGCAAACATGGCGGCCACCACTATTAAAGGTAACGCTACAGGCGGCTCAACGTCCCCATCAGACCTTACCGGAACACAGGTAACTGCACTCCTAGATAACTTTACCACTTCCTTAAAGGGTCTTGCTCCCGCATCTGGTGGTGGAACGTCTAATTTCTTACGTGCTGATGGCACTTGGACAACGCCTTCTGGCTCTGGAGCAAATACTGCGCTATCTAATTTAGCGTCTGTAGCTATCAACACAAACCTTAATTTTGACAATACAAGTCCCGCAATTTCGGTGACGACTCCCAGTGCTGGAGTTCCTGGTCGCGCAATATCTATTTCTTCCAGTGCTGCCGGAACCGGATCAGATCTTAACGGCGGTAATATCAATATTACGGCCTCTTCTGGTCGTGGATCAAACGGAAGTGCTATTAACCTATACGTTTCCCCAACTGGTGGAGCTTCCGGTTCTGGGCTTTCTGGAACAAGACTTTCCGCCACACTCAAAATGAACCAAACCGCCAATACACTCTCAATGAGAGACGCAGACGGATCAGGTTTTAGTTACGATTTTTCAATTCCACAAACACTGACAGCAAATAGGACCCTTCTTTTCCCTGATAGTAGTGGAACAACTGGTCAGGTATTATCAACTAATGGGTCGGGAACTCTTTCGTGGGCTTCAGTTCCGACCGCCTCAACTGGCGATATTAACCAAACCTCATTTTCTGGAGCAAACAACCAATCTTCACCAGCAAACGTTACTGGTCTTGCGTTTTCAAATGCGTCTGTTCGTAGTTTTGAAGCTTTGGTGAGTGTTTCTGTGGATGCTACTAGTGATTTATTCGAGCAATTTAGACTGAATGGTATTCAAAGAGGGGCCGATTGGGTATTGGGGATTACTTCCGTGGGCGACGCCTCTTCTGTCGTTTTTACTATTACGGACGCCGGACAAATTCAGTATACCTCGGCTAACTATTCGGGATTCTCAGCATTAACAATGAAATTTAGAGCGATCACGACGGCGGTATAATGCTAACTCTTAAAGACTCAAACCAAATTATCCGCGATACGCATGACGAGAACATGAATGCAACCAGAGTTCTTATTGTGAACGGCGAAATGCCTGTGATTTCGTCGCAAATCAAAACTGCCCCACAAGAAATTAAGATTGAGAAGATCGAGGTTCCTGTCATTGTCAAAGAAATACAAGAAATTAAGATTCCTGAGATTGTCAAAGAGCCCTTTGAAGTTGAAAAAACTATTGTCGTTAAAGAAGTTCAAATCGAGAAAATCGAAGTTCCGGTTATTGTCAAAGAAGTGCAGATCGTAGAGATTCCTAAATATATCACGGAATACCAAGTCATTGAGAAGCCTGTTATTATTGAAAAGACGATAACAGAACATAAAAACATGAACTTACTATATATTATTAACAGCGTTGGAATTGTTCTGACGTTGATTTTGTTAGCTCTAAAATAAGGAGATATTATGGCCGGTTATGTAATGATTCGTATCGAGACTCAAGCCCTAGACTGCGGACAAGTGACGCAGCAACTACAACTAGACAGCACCAAACCCCATGAAGTAGTCCAGCAAGTCCTAAACCTTCTTCTTCAGATTACTGCCGGTGCTCCCGCTCAGATCGAAATTGCTACGCGCACTACTACGCAAGCAATCGCGGCTTCTGGCGCAGGCTCGGGCTCTGCATCACTAAACCTTAAGTAAGGAATTAATATGAAAATGGAAATGTTAAAAAAGCTAAAGTCGCTTAAAGGTGGCAAAGACTGTGAAATGGACCCTATGGAAAAGGATGCCAAAAAGTCTGTTCTTAGCAGCCTTCGTTCTGAAGCTATGGGTGCTATGAAAGAACCTCTTCAGGGCCTTAAGAAAGTTTCGGTTGCCGCCGACTCTCCCGAGGGGCTGAAGTCTGGTCTAGAAAAAGCCGAAGAGATTGTTGAAGGTCAGGCGGGTGGTTTTGGTGAGATTGCCGATGACGGCGAAGATCGTGAGCCGGAAAATGACATGGAAGGTGAAGAAATGTCAGAAGAGCAAATTGATGAACTTCTCGCTTCACTTCAAGCCAAAAAAGAGGCTCTAAAAGCAAAGAAAGCCTAAGGAGTTTCCATGGCAAATGCAACGTCTTGGATGAATAGCACGCAGCTTATTGCTGCCCTAAAACGTAAGATCTCGTTTCCAATAGCTTCTGCGACCTTTTCCGAACAGGATTTGCTCGATTTTGCTAACGAGGAGATGATGATCGGACAAGTTCCCGCTATTCTTGAGCACCACGAAGAATATTTTGTATCGTACGTTGTTGTCCCGTTACAATCTAATAAGTCTCGCTATGCTATTCCTAAGCGTGCTATTGGTGATAAACTTCGTGACGTGTTTTATGCTGATAACCAAATTATTCCCGGTCAAGACTACGGTAATTTGTATGAAATGACGCAAATTGACGCAGGTCAAAAGGCTTTCTTCCAGCAAAATGCAGCGAATCCAGACGTAATTCAGGGATTTTATTTGGAAGGGTCTGACATTGTGATTACCCCTGGAGCAAATCAGTCTCCAACGGGCTCGCTTGTTATGTACTATTTCATGCGTCCAAACCAGTTGGTTCCAATTAATAGAGCAGCAACGGCCACGGCATTCCTAAAAAATATCGAAATTGACAATGCTTCGATTGCCGATGGCGACGTTTTAACTATCGGAGAACAGCAGTTTACCGCCGTAACAGGATCTCCTTTAAGTAACGAGTTTTTAATTGGCGCATCTTCAATTTTGACAGCTACCAATCTAGTGAACGCTATAAATTCCAACGGAGAATATTCAGCATCAAATGGAACTCCCTCAACTGCCACCGTAACTGTCTCGTACTCGATTGTGACAACAGATTTCTCTACTGTAAACGAGGATGCTATTATTATCAGTCCATTACAAGTGGTTCAGTTTGACAGTATTCCCGATAATATCGCGAATAATACAAAAATCGACTTTCTACAAACCCCCGGAGCGCATAAAACATATAAATTTGACATTCTACTATCAAATAGTGCAATTTCTGGCAATCAAATTACATTTTCTAGTGGGGTAGTTCCCGATAATTTTGAAATTGGTGATTATATTTGCACAGCCGGAGAATGTATTATCCCGCAAATCCCATCGGATCTTCATAACGGGCTGGCAGAAAGAAGCTCCGCTAGAGTATTAGCAGCAATTGGCGATCAAGCCGGACTACAAGTTACAAATGCTAAGATTCAAGACATTATTAGCGCTGAAAATAAGATGATATCTAATCGAGTAGAAGGCGCTGCAAAAAAAGTTAATAATACACACAGTATTTTACGTTACGGTAAATGGAACGGGTGGCGTAGGAATTCATAATGGGTCTTTTAGAACGTCTCAAACAAAAAATTGCCGAATCCCAAAAGGGAATTGACGACTTATCACGTCCTTATGTCAACGATCCTGAAAGGGTTCGGGAACTAGCAGAATCCGGAGCTTCTGCTGTCGGAAGTATCGGTCCTATCAGACCGACAGTCATTGAAGAAAGTCTAGAACATGCTGTTCAGAAGAAGCTCCTTCCCCTAATAGAAAAAAAGGAATTTTTAGACTACCTTCGTGGTTTAGGTGCTAAGGTTCCGGCTTCTGGTCAGGAATTTATAGAACAGGCCGGAAACGCCCTAGATAATATCCAGATTAAACCAGAGCCCGCTCCTTTGGCTCGTAGGGCCGTAGAAAAGTCCCTAGAGGCATTAGATAGCCCACAGCTAATAAAAGGGCGAGCCGTTGCTGATGAATATGATGATATCTTAAAGGGCGCTAAAGGCCGTTTAAAAGCTTTAAAAAAGGAATAAATAATGCCTAGTCAGGTTAATTTAAAAGCCCTAGGTTTGAACTATTCGCCTAATAATATTGACCTTCCATCAGGAAGTCTTGTTAAGGCTGAGAACGTCATTATCCGTCGTGATAATGTCATTGAATCTCGTCGTGGCTTTAAGTTGTATGGTTCTGCATTTGGTTCTATTCAACAAAGAGCTAATCAACTAAGAGCTTATCGTGACCGTATTATCCTACATTATGACAATACTCTAGCTTTTGATGATGGATCTGGGAATTTTACAGATTTTTCCGGTTCGTATGAAGAAACTAGTCCAGGTCTTCGTATTAAATTTGTTGCTAGTAATGGGAATTTATATTTTACAACGTCTGCTGGTATTAAAAAGATCTCAGCAAAAACAGCCACAGATCTTACCGCAAATGCTGGCTATATTACCGATGCTGGTGGTATTAAAGCTTTGGATGTTGCCGCTCGTTTAGGAGTTATATTAGGAGACCAGACCTCCTGGTTTCAGCAAGACTCGGTTGTTGCATACCGTGTTGTTTGGGCCTCAAGAGACCTAAACAATAACCTAATTTTAGGAACGCCTTCCGAACAGACCATTTTATACAATCCAATGTTGCAGCTTATTGCCAGGGACTTTAATAATCTACTTCTTAGACTCGATCAATTGGATCAATTCGGAAGCATGATTACTGATGGAAACTATCAAGCTATTTATAACTTGACGGATTCTTCAGATGCTAACGATTTATATACAAATTTATTAGGCCTTACAGCGAAACTTGACAACGATATTTTATATGCAGATAATGACGGAGCAATTTCAGCAGCTATTCCTTTAGAATTAGCAGCAACTCCTGCCGTTATTTCTGGAACAACGTGTACCGTATCCTTTGCTACTGGAGGAAATGACGGAGGCAATGTTAAACAATATTTCGATATTGGCCAAGTTATTTATCTATCCGGATTTACGGCTGGAACGTCGGGAACACTCAACGGCCTAAGAACTATTACAGCAATTGATCCCACAGCAAATACCCTAAGTTTTACCACAGATGCCACTGGCACTGTAACTGCAAGCTCTTCGGCAACAGTTACTAGTGGAACTTTCCGTAATATTACAGTTCCTTCCGCTCCGTCAACTCCCACGACCCACACACAACTTCAAGACCTACAGACTTATTTGGAGTCCATTATCACGGCCCTTCAAAACGTTACACGCGAGTCGTTACTTGCAAATGACGCGGGGGGCACCGGACTTCTCAATATCGACTCGGCCTCATGTTCTGGTGATGGGTCTACTTACACCGTAACATTTTCTGTTGGCGACCCAAGAGACTATGTACAAATTGGACAACAGATTTATCTTTCTGGGTTTATTAGTGCTAGTATTGACGGATACAAAACAATTACAAACGTTACGTCAACCACCCTACAATTTGCTAGTACCTATTCAGGTTCAGGTCCTCCAGATGCAGATGCCTTTATTAGCAAAACCATTGTATTTAATGACGAACTTGGACAAGAATTTGTCGATGACTTGGCGATTACAACGACAGTAACGTCGTACCTCGAAATTACTATTCCTGAAAGTGCAACAACCAATAACTTTTATCAAGTATATCGTTCAGCACAGGTAACTGCGGTCGGAACAGATGTTCTTGATGACCTGGTTCCTTCTGATGAACTTCAGCTTGTATTTGAGGGATTTCCTACCGACACAGAACTCGCCGATGGAACTCTAACTGTTCAGGATATCACTCCTGACATTTTCCTCGGAGCAAATCTTTATACAAACGAAACCACTGGTGAAGGAATTGTTCAAGCAAACGATGTTCCTCCCGAGGCCGGAGATGTTTCGCTTTATAAGACCTCTGTTTTTTATGCGAATACACAAACTCGCCAAAGAAGACAATTTAAACTTTTGGGCGTTCAAGATTTAATAGACGAGTATAATGCTGGAAGGCCGCCAAAAATTACAATAGCAACCTCCAGCGATTTTCATACCTATGAATTTGTTACTGGGAGAGAAGAAGAGACCTCCCTGGTTTGTGCTGCAGGAAGTACAGCATTATTGGCTAGCAGCTATTTCAATATAAATTCTGGCAACAACGAAAACTTATACTATTTCTGGTTTAGAGTTGACAATGCGGGCACAGATCCCGCCCTTTCCGGTAGAACGGGACTTGCTATAGACGTTCTTTCTTCTGATACATCATCCCAGGTTGCCGAAAAAGTAAAAAACTGTATTAATACATTATTATACGATTTTAATGCTGAAATATCTTCAATATCGACCAGCACAGTTTTAATTACGACATTGGAAGATGGGTATGTTGATGACGTTGTTTCTACGCTTCCAGCAGGCTTCACCTTCACGGTTACGCAGCAGGGTCGTGGTGAAAAAGTAACACAAGAAGTCTCAGTTGTTACGTGCGTTGCTGGCTCCGCATATGCCGCAGCGGGAACTGCTGACTATTTCAGTGTGTTTACCCCCTTTGGTAAACAACAATATTATGTATGGTTTGATCGCGGATCGGCCACAGACCCGAACGTATTCGGTTTGAGCGGGATTAGCATTGACACCACTGGATCTGAGACTGCCGATCAGATGGCCATCAAGATCCAAACTGCGCTGACTGATACTGGTTATTTTAACGTCTCAGTTAATACAAATCAACTAACTATCACCAGTGTTGATTATGGACCAACGTCACCTACTACAGAGAACGTGACATCTGGGGGCTTTACTGTAAGCACTTCACAAGAAGGAGAGCTACAAGTTCTTCTTTCGACAATCACTTCGGTGGGACAGGCCGTAGAAAATACAGCAAAGAGCTTTGTTCGTGTTATGAATAAGAACAAAGGCGAAGTTACATACGGATATTATTTACCTGGTATTGATACAAATCCAGGTATTATGTTATTAGAAGGTCGCGACCTGCCTGTACCGGAATTCTATATCTTAGCGAATAACTCAACGGTGGCCGAAAGCTTTGATCCGATTGTAGCTCCTAGCGTGCAGATTTCTAATATCGCCGCACCAGAACTACAAGCAACCGTAACAACCTCAACTCCACATGGACTGAATAATCTTGATAAAGTGTTAATTACTAATACAGACTCAACGCCAAGCATTGACGGAATAAGAGTTGTTACTGTAATAAATTCAACAAGCTTTACCGTTCCAGTTTCAACCACGGCAAATGGAACTATGGGGGCATTGATCCCGCTACCTTCCGCTGAGGTTTCTGAGAACGAGGCACGACCAAACAGAATATTCTATTCTAAACCAGGACAACCGGAAGCCGTTCCTCTTGTTAACTATTTTGACGTTGGACCACTAGAAAACCAGATACTTCGTATTTTTCCATTAAGAAATAGTTTATTCATCTTTACAGAAGATGGGCTATATCGCGTTTCAGGAGAAACTGGACAGTACATACTAGAACCATTTGATCTTTCGTGTATCCTCATTGCTCCAGATAGCGTGGACTCTTCAAATAATACAATTTATGCTTGGACCAAAAAGGGCATCGTAACGGTCACTGAGGCCTCGGTAGACACAAGATCGCGTGCAATTGACACACAAATACTTAAGCTAGCGTCAAGCAGCTATACAAACTTTGCAACAGCGACGTGGGGAATTGGGTATGAGTCCGACGATTCTTACTTGGTATGGACAGTCTCCAATACTAACGACACAACCGCAACACAGTGTTTTAGATACAGTACACTAACACAAACGTGGACCACTTACGAAAAGCAAAACACCTGTGGCATTGTGAATCCTGTGGACGACCGCCTGGTTATTGGTGCCGGGGATGTTAATCAAATCGAACAAGAAAGAAAAGACTTCACTCGTACGGATTATGCTGATAGGCAGTATAGCCTTCTGCTGTCTTCTTCTGGATATCCAGCACCAAATACCCTAGAGTTTTCTTCGGTTTCAGATATTGAAGTTGGTGATGTTATTGAACAATCTCAAACATTAAGTGTATTTAGATTTAATAGTCTTCTTGAAAAGCTTGACATAGATCCATCAGTTCCTTCTGATGATTACTATTCGACACTATTTGCTGTTTCTGGGGACGATATGCGCTCTAAAATGGCAGCACTCGCAACTAAACTAGACTCTGAGATAACAGAATCACCAACATTTAGCAGCCTAATTGCATCAAAAACTGGTACTATAACCGGAATTTCTGTTGCTAATCCAACAGTTGTCACTGATTCTGCACATGGCTTGGTTTCTGGTCGTGTTATTACAATTGCTAGCACAGATTCCTTTCCAGTTATTAACGGTTCTCGTGAAGTTACTGTTCTTACGGCCAATACCTTTACGGTTCCTGTTGATGTCACAACTCCAGGAACCACTGGAACTTGGTCTACGCAGGTAGAATCGTTTCAAGATATTATGGCATGTTATAATGCTATGATAGATGCAATGAATACCAGCACAAACTTTACGTTCACAAACTATTCACAAATTGAATACGACACTTCCTTCGAGGCGGTAGTAACTGCTGTAAATCGTAATATTAAAAAAGTTACACTTAACGTTAGCCCGCAATTTATTGTTGGTGAAATGACGGTATTTAAGTCTATTCCGTGTTCTGTAACTTATGCTCCAGAAACAATGGGCGATCCCTTGGGATGGAAACATTTAATGGAAGCAACTATCATGTTTGCTAATAGGGCATTCACCAAAGGTAAGATGGGCTTTAGTAGCGATTTAATTCCTCTGACCACTTACGTGGAATTTAATTCTTCCGGTAATGGGATATTTGGGACGGGTACGGGACCTTTTGGTGAAGGCTATTTTGGCGGAGCTTCGAATTCATCACCATTTAGAACGTATGTTCCTAGAAACTACATGAGATGTCGTTATATTAATCTATCGTTCTTACATTCTGTTGCTAGAGAAGAGTGGTCTGTATATGGAGTAACTATTAGTGGAAATGTCGGTATTTCTACAAGAGCATATAGGAACTAATTATGGCTAAGCTTGGAAATTTTAAGCGAATTAATAAGTCTGATTTTGACCAAGAAATCCAGCCAACCATCGACCTTCTTGCTGGCTCTATAAATGATGGATTTGATAGTGCCTATGCGGCTTTAAGCGGTCGTCTTACTCTAGGCGATAATATGCAGGGGACGCTGTTCACCGTTAATATTACGGTAAATGCTGATGGAACGGTAAAAGCCAAAACCGTTGTGCCTTTAAAGAGTGCCGTGCGGGTGGTCGGATTATCCGTATTAAGAGCGGAAAACCAATCAAATGCCGCAGGTTATCCAAATAATGCCCCATTTATAACGTACAGACAACTATCGGCATCTGTAGACATTTTACACGTCACAGGACTACCGGCAAATACGCCGTTCTTATTAACTGTATTTGCGTACAATTAACAACTATATTAAGGAACCTATGGCTGATATTATTAATAAAAAAGACGCTGGTATTGGCGGCCCCCAAAAAAAGGGCTCTGGGTTTACAAACCTTAGCCGTTACCTGCAAGCAAACGAGGGTAATAAACTAGGCCAAGCTGTAACTACTGGTATTAAAAATGAGACCGGCAAAGTCAAGCAAGATATTGGTCAATCTAAAGAAAAGTTTAGTGCGGGTCTTCAACAACAACAATTAGGAACTTCTGCCGATAAAGAAAATTCTGCCCGCATTCTGTCTGGCGCTCAAACAGCAACGGACGAAGATGTCAATAAATTCAAGAACTATCTATCAGGACCATCTGCCGAATTAAAACAGATGGGCCAACAGGGCCTTTCGAACTCTGCCGGAATTCAATCTGCCGCGCAAAGAACAGCAAAACTTGCCGGAGATGTTAGTAATACTCCAGGACAAATGAATCTCCTCCAGCGTTTTGCTGCTGGGAATCAACAATATACGGGTGGACAAAAACGTCTAGACTCCTTGTTATTTGGCGCTAATGTTGATCGTTCTGCACTCCAAGGTGCTCGCCGTCAAGCACTTGCCATATCTCCAGAAGCACAGGCCGCACAAGCTGCCGCCTTGGGACAAGGACAACAAGCGCTAGGTCAAGCTCAGCAATTTGCAGAAGAAACTAAAAAACAGTTGTCTGGCGCTCAAAATGCCGTTACAGCCGAAGCTGCCGATCAAGCTCGCCAATTTAATAAAAAATCACAGGCGGCCCAAGGTATTTACGACCAACTTCAGGCAACTATTCGTGGTCAGGCGGGAGTTGCTATAGGAAGTCCTGAATATTATCAGCAAATAGAAAAACTTGAGCGTCAATATCGTAACCCTGGTATTCAATCTCCCGAAGACCAGCAAAGCGACAAAATAAATTTAAGCCGTCCTGGAATGTCTAATTTGGGGACACCACAACAAAAACAATCTGAGTTGGTTGAACTGGCTAAGAAGGCCGTTGAATACGGCCTAGATCCTGCCGCCGTTCTTTCCCCTTCTTTACAATACGAGCAAGCCGGTCCTGTTAAGGAACAACAATTCATTGATGAACAAAAGGCTTCACGTTTAAATGCTTTAGCGCGACTAGGTGGCGTAGACCAGGCATATCAGGCATTCTCCGGACAATTACCGCAAATTAAGGCCGGACTCGATGCTCAGGTCGGTCGTCAGGCTGGAAATCGCCTTCTAGACCCAATGAAGCAACAATGGGCGGCTGAAAGTGCCCCAATCCAAGCTAGATATGAAACGGGAAATCAGCACATACAAACTGGTCAATCTAGATTAGCACAATTAAACACTGAATTAGCACAGCTTCGTAAGCGTGGTATTTCTGATTTCGAAAGCCAAGCAAAGAGTGCAAGTCTTAAATCGGAAATAGCAAAACAAGAACGAGATATAGAAAACGCTCGTCGAGATAATGAACAACAATCTCAACAACTTGCCTATTATAAAAATCTTATGAGTAGAGGATTTTAATGGTATTGCGTAAGGTAGAAATAACCGATTATCCAACTCTCGCCTCATGGTGGAGAGCTAGGGATTGGTCTGTTCCTTCTTACGACATGCTTCCAGCCACGGGAATGATTGTCGATGGCGTTGCTGCTGGTTTTTTGTATCGTACGGATAGTAAAATTTGTTGGCTTGAGTTTGTTATTTCAAACCCAGAGTCAGATAAGTCTGATCGTAGTCAAGCTCTGAATTTGATTATTGACGATCTTTTGTCACAAGCAAAAGAATCTGGGTTTAAAAGTGTGTTTACTTCTCTGGAGCATCCTGGACTTATTCAGAGATATGAAGACTTTGGTTTTTTAATTACAGACACTAAAATGTCTAATATGATAAAGAGGTTATAAAATGGCAGTCGGAACAGCTCTCGCTATTGGTAGTGCTTTAGCCCCCATTGCTGGTGGTGTTATTGGCAACATTTCGTCTCGTGGAGACAGAGAAAAAGCGCAGCAGGCCCTCGATGCTGCTATGGCAGAAATTGACGCTATTGGCGCTGGCCCTGATCTTCAACGAGAAATCATTCTAGAAAAATTCAAGTCTGTTGGGGTTTTAACTCCTCAATTAGAAAAAGACCTTGGTGATGCTGTATCGCAAGCAGCGCAAGTACAGGAAGATCCCAGTCTTCGTGAAGCTCAGATGAGCGCTTTGCAGCTTCTAAAAGACCGCTCCGAAACCGGAATTGGTCCTGAAGAGAGAGCAGCATTCAATGAAATGCGTAATAAAGTTCAACGTGATGTTCAAGGACAACGTGGACAAATTCTCCAACAACTACAACAACGTGGTATGGGTGGTTCTGGCGCAGAGCTAGTTGCTCAATTACAAGCAGCACAAAGCGGTGCAAACCAACAAGCAGAAGAAGCTGACCGTCTAGCGGCAGAGGCTTCCCGAGCGTCTTTAAGCGCCCTAGATAAATACGGTAATATGTCCGGTAGCATTCGCGGACAAGATAATACGATTGCACAAGCCAAGGCTTCCGCTGCTGATGAAATGTCACGTTTTAATTTACAAAATCAAATTGCTCGCCAAACGCGCAATACTAATTCTTCAAATGAAGCACAAAAATACAATCTAAATGCCGCACAACAGGCCTCAGATCAAAATACAGCACAGGCCAATCAAGAACTAAATCGTCAAAGAAGCGCAGAAGCGCAAGAATATGCAAATCGTGCAGCACAGGCCGAACGCAAAGCAAATGCTCTTCAAGGTAAGGCGTCAAATGACCAAAATAATGCAAATTCTACAGCACAAATGTGGTCTGGGATTGGTAGTGGTGTTGGTTCTGGGCTAGGAGCCGGTGCTAATTATCTCCAAAACAATGAGATTTTGAAGAGATTGAAAGACAAAGAACTAGAGAATTCGGCAAAAAAACTTATAAAAGGAAATTCTTCCGGCTCGGGATTCGGTAACTCCGGGAGTATTGCATAATGAATTACTTAGAAGAGCTTCTTAAGAAATACAAAGAGCTTCAAAAGCCCATGTTGGATATTGCCGCTCCTTACGAAAAAGGCATTGACGAAATGACGGCTAAACTCGTTGGTGATGAAGACAAAGCTAGAAAAATTCGTGATTTGTCAACCCAAGGCGCGTCTATGATTGGGTCAATTTCAAATGTCGGTTCTGGCGCAATGAAGGCGCTTCCAATGGCAGCAAAAGAAGCCGAAGTTGTTGGTGATATGGTTCCTAAGGGATACGATTTCACTAAAAAAGCCATGGGCGCTGCCGATGATTTCGAAGAAGGTGTTTTTCGTATGGCGGACGAGGCCGCACCTTCTATGGCCCCAAAAGCCCTTCCACCTCAATCTGCGCAACTAGCCCTTCCTCCTCCTGCCCCTGTAAATATGTCAACTCCTAAGGCTCTTCCATACGTCGTGGGAGGCGGTTTGGGTGCCCTCGGTCTTATGGACATGCTCCGTGGATCTCCTTCCGTCAAGGGTGAGCCTCCAATGGCTCCTATGGCGTCACAGCCCCCTATGCCTGAAGCCCCACAAGCCCTAGAAGCTCCAATTATGCCTCCTCCTGCTGATGGTATGAAGCCTCCGGCATCTATTGCCCCAAGAGCCCCAGCACAGCTAGAAGCTCCGCTTCCTCCTCCCCAGAAGTCCATTGACTTTGGTGATGGACAAGATCGTATGGCGGCTTTTATGGCAGCACAAGAGGGAGCTAATAGAGGTTCTCTAGTTGGTAATCTGGGCCAATCTGCAAATTTAATCGGTTCTTCGATTGCTCACGTTAAACCTGTTGGTCAAGAATTGTTCCAAAAGAACATTGAACAAGCCCAAGCAATGCCCGGTCAAGTAAAAGAAACGATGGCTCTTGATAAGAAAGACCCAAATAGTCCTGTATCTAAAGGTTATCGTGATTATATGAAGAAGCTTGGTCTTGAAGTTAAGGGCGATGCTTCTGCTGAAGATCTAGAAAAGATTCTTCCTAACGTATTTAAAGAAAAGGAAATGGAGCTTGCGCGTCAAAATCAAAAAGACATGCAAGCTGATCGTCTGGATGCTAGAAAAGAAGAAGGTAAATTCCGCCAGGCGGTCCTCGCTGTAAATAGGCAAACAAAAGAAGACCAGCGCGGAGAAGAATTTGCCCGACAAGTGGCACCGAAAGTCACCGGAAAAGAATACGAAAAACTCATGACCTTGGATAGTATGACGAAACAGATGGATGAGTTGGTTAATAAACCCAACCCACAAAACGATTTGGCGCTATTATACGGATTCGTTCGTTCTCTAGATCCAGATTCAGTGGTTCGTGAAGGTGAAATTTCGTTCGTTAGGAATGCACGCTCAATTCCAACGACAGTAAAAAGTTCCATTACTCGCGGCCTAAAAGGGGAAATTTTAACGCCAAAAGAGCGCGAAAATGTTAAAAATTTCGCAATAAACGCCAGAAACGTACAATATGGTCAATGGAAAACGACCGCAGCTCCGTATTTGCAGCAAGCTAAAAAACGTGGTGTTGATGCTAGTCTTATTTTACCGGAAGTTCCCGAAGCTCCTTCACAATCTCAACAAAAGTCTGTTGTGAAAAAGGGGTACAATCCTAAAACTAATCAAACGCAATTTATTTATGCTGATGGAACTAAAGAAATCAAGGATGGAAAATTATAATGCCAAAACTTGATGATGGTTTTATTGATGTCGGTTTAGATGATGGATTTGAAGAGCAAAGCCTCGAAGGTCCCTCTATTGGATCTCGTATTCAAGAAGGTGCCAACGCTGTCGGTGAGACTTTGTATGACAGCGCAATTCAAGCGGCTCAAGGATTTTCTGGTGGTCTTGCCGATGAGGCTTCTGGTGCTGTTGGGGCTTCGCTTGCCAAGATTCTTCCCGATTCAATGGGCGGGGATTCTAGCAAAGACTGGACCGAGTTATATCGCGAATATCAGAAGATTGGTGAAAAAGAAGCCAAAGATGCAATGAAAAGAAGTCCGACTGCTGGTACGATTAGTAATATTGCCGGTAGCATTGGCATGGGCGCTCTCTTGCCTATTGGCAAGGCCGCACAAGGCGCAACAAAGCTTCCTCTTCTTGCTCGCATGGCCGGAAGTGTCGCTAAGGGCGCTGGCGTCGGAGGCGTTACGGGAGGAATCCTAGGACTCACGCAGTCTGAAGGAAACCTTGATACTGAAGATAGTCGTAAAAAACTCCTGGAATCCGGACTTGAGGGCGCTGAAAGTGGCGCTAAGTGGGGTGCGGGTTTTGGTACATTAGGCGCTCTAGGTATGGGGGCTAAAGCTGGCGCTGCCGCCCTGCTTAAAAAAGTCCCGGACAAAGATAAAGCCCCAGCACTTCTCAGACAAATGAAATACGCATTTGATGTCGGTAAAGAAGGAACTGATATTGCCAATAAAGAAGCTTTTGCGTCTAAACCAGGTCAGGCCGCAGAAGTTATGTTGAATAAAATTAATGCCGCCGACGACATGCTCGGGAAGGCTGTTGGTGATTCCATTGCCAATGCAACCGCAAAGGGTATTAAGGTTAATATTGGTGCAGATCTTAATAAATCGGCACAAGAATTAGAAAAGGCATTCCTCAATAACCCTGCTATTGACGCAGATAATACTATTTCAAAGATTTTCCGTAAGATTTACTCACAGCCTAATTTCGAATTCACCCCAGATCAAGTGCGTTCTTTACGAGCAGAGCTTGACGACGCATCTAAATACCTTGCCGCAAATTTAAATCCAGAATCCCGAGCCGCAAGAGAAAATCTACAGAATCTTAGTCGAAATATTATGAGCCGTCTTAATGACCAAGTTCCAGAATACGCTAAAGCTGCTAAACGTTTTGCCGAGTTCCGCGAAATGATTCCGGAAACCATCATCGGAAAAGCTCGTCCTGAAGGCCTTTCTAATGTTCGTTATGGACAATTAAAGACGGGCGAAACCAAGGTTTATGACGAATTGAAGAATCTAATTAATAAATCGGAACTTCCTGGAACTAAAGCCTTAGATTCTACAGAGCTTTTGAATAAATTAAAACAAAACTTTAAGCAATTAGAATCGTCTGAAGCCGTTCGTAAATTCGAAGCATCTAAAGAAGGTAAACAATTAGAAACTATCTTTGATAGAATGGGAGTTGATAAAAACTCTTTCTTTAAGCAAATTCGTGATGAAGCCGACAAAGCCGCCACCGTACATACAGCCCTGGGAACTGACCCACATGGTAACGTATTTAATAATCTTATATCTGTAGCTAGTTTTGGTCGTGTATCGACTGGTAGGGGTATCCCAATTGAGGCCGCAAACTTGGCAGGGAAGGCCGCCAGAGCACTACCAAATTTCAATCGTGCGCTAACGACTGCCAGCGACGACAACTTGATGTTTATTGCAGATAAGCTACAAAATACCCCCGGACTAGGAAAAGTCGGAGAGGCTTTACGCACGGCGCTTTCTGATAAGAATCAGATGGCTAAGAATGCCGCACTATTTACGATATTACAAAACCCAGCAGCGAGACAAGCTGTTGGAGAACAACTGCCGACTGAGGAGTAATCATGTCTATCGCTGATAAACTTTACGAAAAAGTAGAAAAAATCTCAGAGGATATTGGCGAGATGAAGGTTACGCTTGCTAAACAAGAATCAAACATAGATCATCACATTAAACGTACAGATCTAGCTGAAGAAAGTATCGGTTTATTACGACAAGATCTTGAACCTATCAAACTTCATGTTAGAAAAATTAAGTTTACGGCTGAAATTTTGGGTTATGTTGCAGCAATAGCATCATTTGTTGCCATCGTCATCGGTATTATTAACGCTCTTTCTTAAAATAATACGCTCAATCATCTGATCTTCTTCATTTTCATTGAAGATTTTCAAGTCATCGAGCTGTAATAAAATTCCCTGAGCCTTAGATTTTGTATAGATGTCAGCATTTCTGTCATTATTGCGCTTATAACAGTCACGTTTCAACGCAACAGTATTATGCATATTGTTTTCTAGATTTTTAGAGTCTAGTGAAGCGTTTGTATATTCTTCAGTAAAGTCATTTAGAAAAGCTTTCTCTTTCTCAGAGAGCTTATTAATATAATCATAGTCAATCAAATCAGATCTAGTCTTTAGATTGACCGCCGGGTCCAGCGCCGGGTATTTTAGACTCTTGCGCTTTACTCGTTTTTTCTTTACTTGCATTACCATTTAAATACTCCTTCATGTTTTTATCTGCGTCATCCGAGACGTAGAGATGATATGTACTACTACTCGCCAATTTGTGTTTTTTAAAGAACGCATGACTGATATGCTTCGATTCTACACGATTTTTTAACTTATTATTAATAAGCCATAGCCAAATCACTGTACGAACATTGGCAAAAGCCCAACGACAATCGCCTGGGGAAATCGAAAGCTCATTAATAAACTGTTCTAGAAGTTTATATGTGGTTTCTTTCTTGTATTTAGCCATCTTTACTTCTTTTTCAGTCGCGGCATAAACCAGCTCCTTGACTTTTCCATCGACAAATACAAAATTCCTCTCAGTATTAAATCCTAGCGTTGCTAAATAGTCAAAAAAGGATTGCTTAGTTTTAAACTTGATTTTAAATTTCTTAACACTAAGTTTATAAGCTTTAAAAACTGTATTCTGTGAGATTTTAGTACTTCCGGGCATAAGATCATACAAACGTAAAAAAACCCCCGCCCGACCAATGTCAGAGGGAGCTTCTTTCTCAATAATAACAATGTCTTTATCTGAAGAATTAAGAGCCGTTAAAAGATCTTCTGTGCTATTTTTGTACTTTTTGGAGTCCATAAAATGCTAATCCTGAAGCTAAAATACCAACCGCTACCCAACTAAGACGCTCCCAGGAGCCCACAGAGCGCTCTTCCATGAGCGATTTTGACAGCTTGTCGTTCTGGGCCATTAGAATGTCAATTTCCGATTTACGGGCATTTAAAGAGGAGTCTTTAAACGTTAGTTCAAGGTTTAAAGATGTATTAAGTTTCTTTTGTCCAT